ACTTGGAGGAATCGATAATCTCGGAGGCGGCATTCTTGGCGTAACAGCCAAAATGGGCGACTGGTTAGTTAACCTGAGCAACACCATTCGGGAGTCCAAGATATTTAGCGAAGTTCTCGGTGGTCTGATTGGCGTCATTAAAAGTATAGCCGGAGGAATGAAGAAGTTCTTCGGTGTAATGAAGGAAAAAATAGTATCCCCGAGTCTCAAAGCGTTTCGTACCTTTTTGGATAAAATCGCCAAGGGTATGTCCGTAGCCGGGGATATCGCAACCGGAATGAAAGACGGAGTTGTCGGTGCTCTTGACGCTATCGGCGAGGCACTTGGCAAATGCAGCCTTGTTGAAATGTTGGGCGTTGTTTGGAACGTCATCAAGGCGCTCGGTTCAGGAATAATGAAGGTGTTTGGAGGCTTATTTGGCGGCATTATAAATATGGCAAGTAAAGCCGATTTCAGCGGAATTATTGATTTCTTTACCAGCCTTATGACTGGGGGTCTTATTCTCAGTGTTGTAAAACTTTTTAAAAGCTTCTCCGAATCTCTAAATGGTCTCAAAGAGGCTGCTTCTGAGTCCATTGGTAAATTTGGAGGTATTCTTGACAGTCTTGGCGGCACACTAGAGGGATTCCAAAATAAGCTGAAAGCGGATGCGCTTAAGGGTATAGCCACTGCAATCCTTATTTTAGCGGCGGCACTTATGATTCTGGCCCTGATAGATAGTGATAAACTGACGCAATCGATTGTGGCTATGACCGCCTTATTCACGGAATTGTTATACGCATTATCTGTGGTAAGTAAAATGGATAAAGGTGTTGGTCTTAACAAGACCGCAGCCGCAATCGGTAAACTTGCAAGTTCTTTACTTGTGATGTCAATAGCTCTATCAATCCTTAGCACTATGTCAGGCGAAGAGTTATGTCGTGGTCTTATTGCTGTGGCAGTCGGTTTGGGCGCTCTAGTCGGAGCCGTAAACTTACTTCCTGACAAGAAAGTTAAATCGGCAGCTAAAGCCATAAAAACCATGTCCACAGCTCTTCTCATTCTCTCGGTCGCCCTAAAAATAATGGGAACGATGTCGTGGGGTGAGTTGGCAGTTGGTCTTACTGCGATGGCTGGAAGTCTGGCCGTTTTAGTCGCAGCATTACACCTTCTTCCGAAAGACACGGGCCTTAAGGTGGCGGGAATGGTTGGACTCGCTACTGCCTTGGTTATTTTAGCAGCCGCACTCAAAATAATGGGAACCATGTCATGGGGCGAGTTGGCCGTAGGATTAGTCGCTTTGGCCGGAGCAATGACGATTCTGGTTGTAGCGTTGAATCTGATGACAGCAGCTCTTCCCGGAGCAGCAGCTATGTTGATCGTAGCTCCAGCCTTGGTTATTCTTGCAGCGGCGCTCAAGATATTGGGCACTATGGGATGGGAAGATATCGGTCAAGCCATGGTCGCACTCGGTGGCGCATTGGGAATTCTGGCAATCGGATTGACGTTGATGATAGCGGCTCTTCCCGGAGCAGCGGCTCTTGTAGTCGCCGCCGGAGCACTTGCGATTCTGACGCCCGTGTTACTCCTTCTTGGAGCAATGAGCTGGGAATCGATTGCAAAAGGATTGGTATCTATAGCCGGTGCATTCACGATTATCGGTGTGGCTGGCTTGGTTCTCGGACCCATAGTACCGACCATTTTGGCACTGGCTGGAGCCATAGCGCTTATCGGTATTGGCACCTTAGCAGCTGGTGTTGGACTGACAGCGTTTGGCGCTGGATTATCAGCATTGGCTATTGGTTTCTCGGCCGTTGCCGCGTCGTTACCCGTTATCATCACGGGGTTAATCGGCTTGGTAAGCGCATTTGTAACCGGCGTCATAAAAGGAATAGGCGATGGTATTGTGGCGTTTTGTAACGTCATAAGAGACAGCGCATCCAGTATTTGTGATGCTTTATCGACGGTAATAGTGGCTCTTTGTAACGCTATAACTAACTCGACCCCGGCCATTGCTGAATGCGTAGGCACAGTCTTGACGGCATTGTTAAATCTCCTCGTTGAATTTATTCCCAAAATCACTGACGCTGGAATGAAAATCATCGTCGGTTTCCTGGCTGGTATCGCTGCCAACATTGGGGATGTTATATCTACGGCGGTGGATGTCATACTTGCCTTCCTTGCCGGTATAGCTGCGCAAATTCCAAAAATCATCAATGCCGGCATTAAATTGATGGTCGATTTCATCAATGGCATGGCGGATGGAATACGTACAAATACTCCAAAAATACTGAATGCTGTAAATAACCTCATGTCTTCGGTTTTCGAGGCCATAGGTATGGCCATCGGCAATGTTCCGAAGCTCGGATCGCAAATAATCAGCGGTCTTATTAAGGGTATTAAGAGCTCAGCTGGAGATTTACTGAATAGTCTTTTGGGCGTTGTTAAGGATGCATGGGGCGCAGTTCTTGACTTCTTAGGAATTAAATCCCCGTCCAGACTTGCCGCAGAAGCCGGTCGATATGTCGACGAGGGTCTTGCGGGCGGTCTGAAATCCTATGCAAAAATGGTAAACAAAGAGGCTCTTGGAGTCGGAAAAGGGGCTATGAACTCCCTGAACGATTCCATTGGTGGTATATCGGATGTGGTAAATAGCGACATCGATATGCAGCCGACAATTCGTCCGGTTCTCGACTTGAGCGATGTACGCGCTGGAGCCGGAGCTATCAGTGGCATGCTTGGTACTGGAGCCTCGGTCGGTGTATTGGCGAACGTTGGAGCCATCAGCTCCTCGATGAGCAAGCACAATCAAAATGGAGGAACCGAAGAGGTGGTTTCCGCCATCGACAAGCTTCGTAAGGATCTTGGTAAGGTCGGTAATACCACGTATAACATTGACGGTGTTACTTACGATGACGGAAGCAATATTACAGATGCAGTTAAGACTATAATTAGAGCCGCAAGGGTGGAAAGGAGGACAAATTAATGGCGATATTATCAGACGACAGAACGTATGTCACAGTAGTTAAAGGCGACACACTGTCACAAATAGCGGTGACGTACGGAGTCGCTCTCAGTACTCTGGTTTCGTTGAACAAGATTTCAAATCCCGATTACATAGTGGTCGGACAAAAAATCAAGCTGTCCGGAACCGCAACTACGGTTAAGAAAAATCTTTCGTCAAGAGTGACAATAGGAGTATTCGGACTTCAAAGTAATACTGATAGAACGGTATATGCAACTTGGACTTGGGATAGAAGTAACACAAAAGAGTATCAAGTTAAATGGTTTTACACCACCGGAGACGGCGTTCGATTCGTCGGAAACGATTCAACGGTCGCGGCAGACATTAAGCAAGCCGTTTATAATGCTCCGCAGAACGCAAAGAGTGTCATACTCAGAGTAAAGCCCGTGTCGAAGACCAGAACCGTAAACAAAAAGGAAACTACCTATTGGACTGGATCTTGGTCGACAGATAAGACATATTCCTTTAGTGACAATCCTCCTTCTACGCCTCCGGTCCCCTCCGTTACGATTGAAGGTTATAAATTAACTGCCAGGCTCGACAATCTCGATTTGAATGCAACAAGTATTCAGTTCCAGATATATAAGAACGATAGTACAAAATTTAACACTGGAACCGCCACGATCAAGACGTCAAGTGCATCTTATTCGTGTACGGTTGATGCCGGTAATAGCTATAAAGTTCGGTGTCGAGCCGTTCGGGGTAGTCTGTATAGTGAGTGGTCGGATTATTCGAGCAATATTGCTACAAAACCCGCGGCACCAAAGAGCATATCGAAATGTGAAGCGTTATCTGAGACATCAGTTCGCATAGTATGGCCCAGCGTTAAGAACGCTACGAATTATGACATTGAGTATGCTACGGAGAAAAGATATTTCGACGGTTCGGACCAGGTAAAGTCGGTTAATGATGTGACGACCACCCAGTATGAGTTGACGAGTCTCGAAACCGGAAAAGAATATTTCTTCAGAGTGAGAGCGAGCAATGCGAGCGGCGATTCTGATTGGTCATCGATAAGATCAGTCGTAATCGGAACTGCGCCGACTGCACCGACAACCTGGTCGTCTGTAAATACCACCACCGTCGGCGGACCTTTAACTTTATATTGGGTGCATAATTCGGAAGATGAATCTAAGCAGACATCTGCCGAGTTGGAACTTCGCGTTAACGGTGTGTCGGAAACGCATACCGTAACAAAAACACAAACCGAAAGCGGAACTACAAATAAAGATAAGGAAAAAGAACCAGACGTCGGGTCTTATGTTGTTCAGACTTCTAACTATGATGACGGCGCTAAAATAGAGTGGCGTGTAAGAACTGCCGGCGCAACCGGTTCGTACGGTCCCTGGTCCGTTCAGAGAACCATTGACATTTATGCAGAACCGACCTTAAGCATCAGTATTACGAATGCCGCTGGTAATAACATTGAGACAATCGACAATTTTCCCTTTTATGTGAAGTCGACCGTAGGACCGGATTCGCAGTGGCCCATTGGCTACCATTTGTCTATATCCGCCAACAATGCATATGAGACGGTCGATAACGTCGGTAACGCAGTAATGGTCAACATCGGAGATCAAGTATATTCCAAATATTTCGATACTAGGGACGACTTGCTTGCAGAAATTTCAGCGAGTAATGTGAGCCTGGAAAACAACATTCGATATACGGTTACTTGTATCGTATCCATGAATTCTGGATTAACCGCCCAGGATTCCGCCGAGATATTTGTATCTTGGGTTGATTTGGAGTACGAGCCTACTGCTGAAATAGGTGTTAATGAGGATACATATTCTACGTTTATAAGACCTTATTGTGAAGACGAGGAGGGGACTCTTATTGAGGACGTTCTTCTGTCGGTATATAGGCGTGAATATGATGGTAGTTTCGTCGAGCTATGTTCCGATATCGATAACATAAGCAACACATTTATTACCGACCCCCATCCCGCATTGGATTATGCCCGATATAGGATAGTTGCAAAGTCTAAACAGACCGGAATGATCAGTTATTGCGATCTACCCGGCTACCCGATTGGGTGCGATTCAGTCGTTATTCAGTGGAATGAAGCGTGGTCTACGTTCGATACCTCGGAAGAGGACGAGTTGGCGCAGCCGCCTTGGTCTGGATCTCTATTAACTCTTCCTTACAACATTGATATTTCAGATAAGAACAAAGCTGATGTGGTATTCGCTAAATACATTGGGCGTAAACACCCCGTTAGTTATTATGGGACTCAGCTGGGCGTAACATCGACGTGGAAAATGGAGATTGAAAAGACCGACAAAGAAACCCTATACGGACTTCGCCGTCTCGCTATATGGCAAGGTAATGTCTATGTACGAGAGCCTTCCGGAAGCGGTTATTGGGCGAACGTCGTAGTATCTTGGGATCAGACACATTGTGAAGTAACAATACCTGTAACCTTAGAAGTAACCAGAGTAGAAGGAGGTGCTTGATATGCCGAACTGGTCAGAATCCATGCAACAGACATTCGAGTATTATATTGTTGATCCTGGAACCTGGAAAGATACGAGGTTAATTACCACCGTACTCACAAGTTCCTTCGAGCGCGATTCTTCCGTTGCGACACGAGGTTCGGCCACAATCGACATAACCGAATCTATAGGTGAATGCTACATAAGATGCTACCTCGTTACGATTCAAAATGGAATACGAGAGAAGCATCCTATTGGCACCGTTCTCGTTCAAACGCCCTCTTCTGAGTTCGACGGTAGAATAAAAACGGTATCGATGGACGCATATACTCCTTTGTTGGAGCTGAACGAGAATCAGCCTCCTATCGGGTACTATATTCCAAAGGGTGAGAACGTCATGGAGCATGCGTATCAGCTCACGGATGAACACGCCCGAGCTCCCGTTTCCAAACCGGAATGCGACACAACTCTATTTTCCGATTTCGTAGCGGACACAAGCGATACTTGGCTTACATATTTGGCCGACCTAATCGCTAATGCAAAGTATACATATGATGTAGACGAAATGGGTCGTATTCTGTTCTTACCGGTTCAGGATACGGCCTCTTTGCAACCCGTCTGGACATACGATGATGGAAACAGTTCAATCTTGTATCCCGAGATGAGTATGGATCACGATCTGTATGGTATTCCGAATGTCGTGGAAGTTATATATTCTAGCGGCACGGAACATTATTATGCGATAGCGGAAAATAAAAATCCGAATAGCCCAATTTCGATCGATAATCGCGGTCGAAGGATTGTATACAGAGTTACGAATCCCGAACTCGTCGGAGATCCTACGGAAAATAGAATACAGGAGTACGCCGATCAGCTCTTGCGCGATATGTCGTCTCTTGAATATACGGTTACGTACACACACGGATATTGTCCGGTTCGAGTCGGCGATTGCGTAAGGCTCAACTACTCGAAAGCTGGCTTAGACGGGGTGAAAGCCAAAGTTATAAGCCAATCTATCAAATGCGAACCGGGTTGTCCGGTTACGGAAAAAGCAGTCTTTACTAAAAATTTATGGGGGTGATATTTAATGAATATTTCTAGCGATTTGATATCTCAGTTGGTTAAAGTCACTAATGACACCCCTGAGACCAAAAAAGACTCTACGGTATACGGCACGATAAAGGAATATGAGGGGTCGACTTATGTGCAAATCGACGGGTCAGATCAGCTAACCCCCGTATCGACCCTAACTACAACCAAACTTTCACCGGGCGAACGAGTAATCGTTACCATCAAAAATCACTCGGCGGTCGTTACCGGAAATTTAACGTCTCCGTCTGCAAGATGGATTACTGACGACAGCGGTAATAAATCGGTTGAGGGTTTGGATATCGACGATGCCGTTACAAAGCTCAATACTGTTATGGCCGATAACATAGTCGTTAAGGAGAAGCTTGCGGCCACTGAAGGTGAAATCTCTAAGCTTAAAGCTGAAGATGTTACTATTAGCGGAAAAGTAACAGCTGCTGAAGGTGATATTTCGAAGTTAAAAACCGATAAGCTCGACGCTACTGTTGCGAAGAATACATACGCAACAATAGAAAATCTCACTGCTACCAACACCGAAGTAAATACTATCAAAGGTAATCAAGCGACATTTACGCAAACGACTACCGAAAAGCTCGCGGCTGTTGATGCTAGTATCAAGGATCTCAATGCTAAGAAGCTCTCAGCTACCGACATCGAGGGTAAATATGCAAACCTTGATTTCTCTAATATCGGAACCGCAGCTGTAGAGAAGTTCTACGCTGTCTCTGGTATCATTAAAAATCTTACGCTCGAAAGTGGCACGGTAGTAAAAGAGCTGATTGGCGTCCTTATCAAAGGTGATTTAATCGAGGGTGGCACGATTGCTGCTGATAAGTTAATAGTCAAAGGTGAGGACGGTTTATATTACAAGCTTAATGTCAATGCTCTTGGTGAGACTACGGCTAAATCTGACCCGAAGTATCAAAATGGATTAGACGGATCGGTTATTATCGCCAAGTCCATCGCCGCCGAAAAGATTAATGTGAGCGATCTTAAGGCGTTCGGTGCGACTATTGGTGGTTTTAAGATTAGTGATTCTGCTATCCATTCCTCCGCCAAGACTTCCGCGAGCAACACCACCAGGGGTATCTACATGGATAACCTCGGTCAGTTTGTGGTTGGCGACGCTAGTAATTACATTAAATATTTCAAAGATACGGACGGTAATTACAAGCTGGATATTTCGATGATGAGTAACTATGCGACTAAGAAGGACATCGACGCCATTAACTCGAAATTTGAGCATGACCAGCTTATCGTTAATGGCGGCGGAGAGATGGGTAATAATACGAATTTTAGTAAATGGATATTTGACGGCGCAGTTACAAATAATTCCGCTGGGTCATTTACCAGTGAAGCGAAATATTATCAAAATATATCCACTGATGAGATGTTTCTCGTAAACCCGCAGAAGGAATACACCCTTTCTATTGATGCTAAAACAAAAAATCAGTCGGCCGTACTATATGCTTTTCTTAATTTCATGGATGTGGATAAGAATGTTATTAGCTGCGACGATCATATTCATGTCAAGGGCTCACTTACTACTTTAGCAAGAGATCTAAATCCTGGTGATACGAAAATATACTTTACAGACTTATCTGGATGGAGTACGACGACTAAGTATATGTACCATATTATTATGTGGCTTTATACAAATAGCTATGGTTACATGTATCCGCCAGAAACATACTCTAAGACGCATTACAGATTGCCGTATACATCGGATAGTTATCTTGATGCAAATAGTATCGACTTGGAGAGCAACACTATAACCCTATCGTCTCCATGGAGCGGTATTGCTGCTCCAGCAGGTACAAAAGTCTCTCAAGGCGGAACAGGCTCGACATATAAGTATCTAATCGTAGCCGTTACTCCAAAAGCAGATTGGGCTACTTATACTGGAAAAATAAAAGGTACTGATTATAGCGGAAAAAATGCCAATAACAAGTTTCCTCCAGGAGCCGTTTACGCAAATGTAGGATTTCTATGGAATTTTAACGGGGCCGACGATCAGATTTGGATGACGAATGTTAGCCTTCGGGATACTACTGAAATGACAGATACACAAAACGCTATTACAGAAACAAAAGCGAGTATAAAAGCCACTAACGATTCCATAACCGCAGTCGTTACTCGTACTACAAACGTCGAGAACAAAGTCAGCAACATGAAAATTGGTGGCAGAAACTTCCTTTTAAATAGTGAGGGAGAGTTCCCGTCGTACAATAGTGAGTATGTCAATACTGGGCACGACCTAGCCCCAATATTTGAAAAGTACGGTCTCGTTCAATACACTCTTAGCATGGATATTAAATCTGCTGACGTATCGCAGAACAATAAAATTCAGGCGTATTGTCAAAATGGCAACGGAAGTCTTTATGACATTGGCTATAACTCTTTTACGGTAACTACCGAATGGCAGAGATTGTCGTGTACGTTTACTCCGAAAAAGAATACAAACTCGGAAACAAAGGCGCTACTCGCGTTCTACGGTACATATAACACGGGTAACATCCCGCACGTTAGACGTATTAAGCTTGAGCTCGGCAACAAAGCAACGGACTGGACTCCTGCTGTGGAGGAAATGGCAACAGCTGAAGAAGTTGACACCGCTCAAAACACCGCCGAAAAAGCACAATCTACGGCTAATACTGCCCAGGAAAGTGCATCGGATGCTGCTGCTTTAATAAAGCAGTTAGCCGATAGCATTTCCATGCTTGTTACCGATGGTAACGGTACGTCACTTATGACTCAAACTGAGGATGGTTGGACGTTCAGCACTGCCGAGATCAATGGCTCTGTAAATGATATTTCAAATGCTTTAGCGACTCTTACTGAGAGTACCAGCGACACCGAGCATGCCGTAAGCATATTACAAGAAGCGGTACGAGATCTCGGAGAAATAGCCGAGTACGTTTCGATAACTACATATGAAGACGAGCCTTGTATAGAGCTCGGAGAAGGCGATAGCGATTTTAAACTGCGTATTACGAACACGCGAATGTTGTTCACAGAGGGTTCTGACGTGCTGGCTTATTTCACCAATCAGTCATTTAACTCTAAGAGAGTTGTGGTTGAAGAGGAGCTTCAGCAGGGAGGGTTCGTGTGGGCAGTTAGAGCTAATGGCAATTTAGGTCTTTCATGGAAAGGAGTTAATAGCTAATGGCAACTGTGACTAAATGGACACCGTTTGGTGTTGCTCTGGATATTACAGCCACCGGAGGTACGGTCACCAGAACAAGCGCTACTCAGTTTACAGTGAAGATTAATGCTTCCTGGGAAACATACTATAGTGGCGCGAAAACTAAGTATGGTATGACCGCATCGTCCGGAGGAAGCAGTGTCACGCTTAAAACATTCAGTAACACTGCGGCTAGTAGCGGAAGTGGCTCTTTTACCGGCACATATTCCATTAGTGGAAATGGCGCGGCTTCGAAGACCATTACCGTTACTTTCAGAAACTTTAACGATGATAATGGCGACTCTGCTACTAAGAACGTTACTTTCAGCGTAAGCGTACCTGCATGGACTTCTTATACGGTTAAATTTAACGCTAACGGTGGTAGCGGAGCTCCTGGTAACCAGACAAAGTGGAAGGGACAAACTCTTAAACTCTCAACCACTAAGCCTACTAGAACTGGATATTCATTCTTAGGCTGGTCTACATCATCGTCTGCCACCAGCGCAACATATTCTGCTGGGGGTAACTACACGAGTGACTCGGCTGCGACACTGTATGCCGTATGGAAAGCAAATACTTATAGCGTTTCATATAACGCTAACGGTGGTAGCGGAGCTCCTGGTAGCCAGACGAAAACTTACGGACAAACTCTTAAACTTTCAAGTACTGTGCCGACACGTAAGAATTACACTTTTAAAGGCTGGGGTACATCCGCATCGGCTACAACCGTTTCATACGCAGCTGGAGCAAATTATACTGCCAACGCGGCGATAACTCTGTATGCGATTTGGGAGTTGTCTTATGTAAAACCGACAATAACAAATCTATCAGTTTCTAGATGTACAGAAGATGGAACTATTTCTGATACTGGAACGTGTGTAAAAATTTATTTTAAGTGGTCTTCCTCTGGGTCCGGTATAAACGCGGGATGCGAGTGGTACGAAGAGGATGGCACGCTTGCTGGCGACCGTGGCTTAACGATCCAAGCTTATGAGTCAGGAACATCAGGAATAGTCGACGAAATCGTCACTTATAGTATATCAGTAGAAACGTCATATGTATTCAAGATAGTTATTTCTGACGAACGTAGCAGTGTTACTCGTTCTGTGATTCTGCCCGGTCAAGCTTTCTGTATCGATTTCTTGGCGGGAGGAAGGGGTGTAGCAATTGGTAAAGCCGCAGCGGTAGAGGGTCTCTTTGACGTTGCATTTAAAACACGACTTATTGGCGGTCTCGAGTATGTTATTCTTGAACCCGGCGCCGATTTAAACGATTTGCTTACGCCAGGTTTCTACGTCGGTAATAACGCCTCCTCTGCTCAATATGTGAATTGCCCGCTGACATCTGGCACATTTACCCTTGAGGTATTCAGTTCCGGACCTAATGGACAAGTTACGCAACGTTTAACGAGGTGCTACAAAACATCTCCGACGGTATACGAACGCCTGTATTATAGCTCCAGCTGGGGTGCTTGGAGTGGCGGGTGGATATTCCCGACCATAACAAACGCATCATTTGCTAAGTATGGCACCAGTGATAGTGGTGATGTTCGATATCGTAAGGACGGTAACGTGGTAGAGGTGCGCGGTATTGTAACACCGACGGTTGATGTCGCAGGAAACACCACGATACACGAACTATTCACCTTACCAGAGGGGTATAGACCGTCCTCCCCAATATATGTGGTCTGTCAGGGTTCTGGAAACTGCACTTGGTTACTGCGTGTCAATAACAATGGCGATGTCGGTTTCTCAAGATATAGGAATGGTGATACTTCAACTACAGCGGCCGCTGGCGTGTGGCTGCCATTTCAAGCAACATTTATAGAAGGTTAAAAAGAGAAGGGATGAATCATGGATGAAGCATTAATTATCGGATATATTGTTCTTGCTGTAATCACACTCGGAGCGTTCGTGACGGTTATCATGAAATTCGTACAACCAATAAACGAGTTGCGAATTGTCGTGCAAAAGCTGCTTGACCGGCTTGAGAGTACGGAGAAGAACGACGCCGTTCGAGACGAGCGTATTAAAAAGCACGGCGAAGAGATTAACAAGCTTAACGGCCGTGTCGGAAAACTCGAAACAAAAATGGATATGTATCATAAGGAGTGAGTAATTATGAAAATCAGTAATAAGGTATATGACGTACTTAAATGGGTCGCACAGGTGGTACTTCCTGCCCTGGCAACGCTATATTTCACGCTGTCTCAGATTTGGGGACTTCCTAGCGTTGGCGAGGTTCTTGGTACGATTACTGCCATCGATACTTTCCTGGGAATTATCCTGGGTGTAAGTACGTCTCAGTACAATAAAACTATCAAACTCGAATCTAGCAAGAAGTGAGTTTAAAAAGAGGGGTTACGCTACGTGCGCAGCCCCTTTTATTTTTTCGCGTTCTTTACACTTTATATTATAGAAAGGAGGATACTATTATGAAAATCGATAAATCAAAAATGCTAACTGGCATCGCTATATGCGGTGTGGTTTGTCTGGGCATCGGCATTAAATTCATGATGTATCGCAGTTTAATAAGAGGGGTTTAACACAAGACCCCTTTTATTTTTACCTAGTTCGCGTCTATAACATCTCCTATTATGAGGAAAATAGTATTTCGAAAGGATGATAAAAATGGACGAAATGAAACTAAAGCTATCTACAAAATTTATGAGAGGTATGTTGGCTAAAGTTATATCTAGATCAATTCGAAAAAAGTATGGATACAAAATTGATATTCTACTTAATGAAATTGATTTGGACATGAAAGACGGTCAAACGCACTTACATTTGGATGTAGATTTAGATATTAATAGTGACGAGTTCAAGTATCTGATGAAAACTATTACTGAGGATTGAGCCGCTTAGGCTCTTCTTTTTGCATATTCGCGGCTCAAACAAGTCCTATTATGGAGAGATGACTACATAAACGTAAAAGGAGGAGCTTATTATGTTATTCGAGAAAAAATTCAAAGTGGTTGAAATTCATGAAAATGGAGTTGTGATTACACATCATTTGAAGGGAAACAAACGCGACGTGAAGAAAGATATCGAAATGTTTAAGCAGAAAGCCAAACGTTATGAAATGGTCGGTAGAACAGGAATGGTCGTGTGGGCGTAATCCTACACGGTCTTTTCTTTTTATCCAATTCGCGGGATATACATCTCCTCTTATGAGGAAAAGACAATAAACCGAAAGGATGATTTATCATGTTACCAAAAGTTATTGTGAACGTTGTGCAAATCGCAGCTGGAATTGTGGTTGGGAATGTAGCAAGTGACACATTAGATAAGGTCGTGGTAAAAGTTAAGGAAGTTGTCGAAGCTAAGAAGGGGTCTCAGTAATGAGACTCTTCCTTTTATTTTTTCGCGATATTTGCATGTCATATTATGAAAGAAAAACTTTTAAGGAGGAATTTAAAATGAAAGACTGGGTTAAATTAGCAGCAGTGGGTGTCGCAGGATATTTATTGGGCTTTTATGAGTTTAAGTACAAAATGATGAAAATTCTACTTGAAAATGCAGCGAAGGGTGAGGGCGCTCAGAAATGAGCATCCTCTTCTTTTTATTCGCCAAACCCTTGATACACCGCTATTGGTATCATACATACCCTGATGAATAAGGATGTAGATGATACCTATTTTAAATACACGTCGATTTTAAACGGCGGTGCATACCAGTCCATCCCCCGCGTCGGCTTCGGCAGTCCTAATTCTTCGTAGTTATTTGTGGTCACCATTATGTTCGAGTCTCTTTCATATTCGATTCGCTCTATTATATCTTTCAAGTATCTATTCTTATCTTCTACGGAAACCTCTGGATTCTCTACGGCTTCTAGCACCTCAGTAAACTTTACAATCTTCTCTCGGTAGTCAATTGGCTCAGGCAAGGATTCGTAAGCCTCACTTAATGCGTCTTCCAATTCAGCTTTCTCAATAAGAAGCTTCTCGTTCAAAGTTTTGAATATTTCCGGAGGCATGCGTTTAGCCGGATTCGGGTCCGTTTGTGCTTGCCATTGTAAAACCTCTTGTTCTTTTAAATTCTTTAGTTTTCGTTCAAGACTGGCTATTAAACTTTTATGCAATTTAGCAGAGTCCGACTGGTTATTTACAACTCTTATCTCAAAGTTTTCGATTGCTTCTCGGATGGACGAGCATACTCTATCCATTATTTCTTGATAGTCAACGGAGCCGCTTTTACATATTCTTTGATAGGTGCATTTCAACTTGGGCGGTGTCGGCCTCGGCTTGAAACTAGTGTGTACCATAGCATACCCGCACTTACAAAATATAATACCAGCGAGAGCATTTCTAAGAGCTAGATCAAGCTGCTTACGTGGGGTGCTACCCGATATTTCTTGCGCTCTGTTATACAACTCTTCTGATATTAGCCCGTCATGCTTACCCTCGAAGATTAGATATTCCCCAACCTTTGCTTGCGGACGCAGCACCTTAACTTCTTGATCTTTTATTATCTTTATTACTTTTCGCCAGTTCCAGCGTACTTTTCCTATATAATGGACATTTCCTAGCAGCTTTTCAATCATCATGGGTGACCATTTCATTTTTCCGCTTTTAGTTCTGACGCCCATTTGGCCAAGTCGTCTACATATAGTCGACGTAGATAACCCTTCATTGCAATACCAGTCAAAAACACTACGCACGATCCCGGACTCTTCAGGCTTTTCCTTCAAAGTCCAATAATGTCGCTTTCCATCTGGATACAGCTTTTTAATCCTCTCAAAACCATAAGGCGCCACCGAACCGACATAATTTCCTTCTCTGACACTAGCGAGTTTACCGCGGGCCTGTATTTTCTTGTAGTATTCGAGATACTCATGACCTCGCTTCAATTCTCGTTCGAAAGCCTCTCTATCATACTCATCACGTATGTCATATATTTTTGTAGGCGTGATTACATACGTATTTGAGTATTGAAACAGCTCGATAAGCTTACCAGCATCTTTTAAACTACCACGAGACAAACGCTGAACGTCAACAACTAAGACACCTTTTATTTCAGGTCGCTCAATTCGACGTAGTACCTTATTAATCTCGATTCTATTTTTTAATGTCTCACCGCTGCCGATTTCTTTATATTTATTAGCAGCAGGTATGGACCCGCCAAAATGCCTCATAGCGTATTCGTCCAGGATCTTCTCATGCTTCTCTAATTGCTCTTCCACAGTTAAAAGCGGATCATCAAACTGGGACTTCCGTCCGTACTCTAATATTTCTTCTGGTCTAAATGTTGGATATTCTCTATACATCAGTTATAACTCTCCTTTCTTGTGACAATATTACTAGAAAAGGAGTGAAATTACAATTAATTAGACTATTTAATCTAGATTTAAAATTCGGTGATATGCCGCACGCAGGTGACAACGGGAATTGCTATAGTACAATAGTATCCAGCACCTGCCCCGGTGTTAAATGAGGTGAATATGAAGAAAATTTACAATTATGAGAATTGTGAGGTAGTTATACATATACCTGACGACGACCAGTTTCAAGAAAGATTGAGCAGAGCTTCAGAAAATTTTATGAGAAAAGTAATGAGTGAGGGAAAGAAAAATGGCAACAGTAATTCGTCCGCAAATTTCAGAAAAAAGTAAATACTATATTGATAAACATCGTTATTACGAGCTTAAACATTTTTGCTTACAATATAACGAATGGAAGAAAGCGCATGCGTCTTGTGGAGAAGCGCTTATATTCACCTCAAAATTTGAGCAAGTGTCAACCAACGTCATGCCTTCCGATTTAACTGCTAAGTACGCTATGCGACGCGCTCAGTACGCCGAACGAATTAAGATGATTGAAATCGCCGCCAAAGATGCCGATGAGTTCCTATACCTTTATATTTTAAAAGCGGTTACAGAAGGTTTATCGTATACACATTTAAAGATGCATTATGATATTCCATGCGGAAGAGATATGTATTACGACAGATACAGAAAATTCTTTTGGCTATTAAGTGAAATGAGAGACTAGGAGGAGTTCACGATGGATAGAGATATTAAGTTAAAAATGAAGAAACGAGCAAGAATTGCAGCAGGTATTGTAAACCTGTTACAAGATGACGTCGACCATATTAAAGCCGATGCGAACGATTTCGACTTAATATGTTTGGCCGAGTCATTAAAAGACGCAAAAGCCACGATACAAATGCTATTAGATAACGTAACCGAGATTGAGTATATGTTATATTTGTTTAATTCTAAATAATTGTTATGGGGGCCTTTATGGTCCTCTTTTTTGTTTCGCGAAATTAGCAATTCATATTATGGAAACAACATTAAATATGAAAGGTATATTAAAATGGAAAACGAAAAAGTTTTTGAGTCTATCACGGAGTATAAGATTGATGTTAGGCGTTTGAAGGGAACCGAGGAATACATTGTAGTAATCACGGATGCCGCCTACGACGATTTCAGAGTAATCTTATCGGGTCGTGACGCTCGCAAATTTATGAGAAACATTGATAAGGCGATCATGGATTAATGAACGTTTCAAGAGGAGAGTCTACGCAAAGGCTCTTCTCTTTTTATTCTAGGTTAGAACATTTTAACCTAGATTGATATTTCCCGTACGTAGGTTACTTAAAACGATGTTAATTTTGTAATGTGAAAAAACTTTTTAGAAAGGAGAGATGCCATGGCGTGGATATTTGTGCTTTGTACGCTCGTTGGCGGAATGGGTGGGGCTTTCGCGATGCATTTCATCATCAAATCGCATATGAAAACCTGCGGAGTTCTTGTGGTTGATCACTCAGATCCGGACGATGGGCCGTACTTATTTTTGGAGCTTGCCACCGATCCGAGCTTCATATCCAAGCAAAGCGATATTAGGCTGAGCGTTGAGGTCAGAAACTACGTTTCGCAAAAATAACAGATTCTTTTATGAAGTGAAAAAATTATTAAAGGAGGAATTGAAAATGAACATTCAAAAATTATTGTGTTCAGAGATCAAAGACGAATTAACGGATTTGAAAGGTCTTGCGCTCGGATCTAATGAGTACAAGGCGGCGGTAGACGGAATCGCAAAGCTTGCAGATAAAGCAATCGAGCTTGAGAAGATTGATGTCGACTGTGAAGAAAAAGACAAAGATCGTGAATTTGCTAATGATCTGAAACTCAAGGAATTTGAGGAGAAAATCGAGAGTCGGAAAGTTGATACTGATTTCAAATTCAAACAACTTGAGGAAGAGATTAAGAGCAGAGAAAGCGAGATTGATCTTAAGCTTAAACAGCTCGAAGAGGAAAGAAAAAGCCGGTTGATTACCAATTGTATAGGAATTGCGGGTATCGTAATACCGTCCTTGATTACGATTTGGGGAACGGTGAAGTCCTTCGAATTCGAGAAGGAGGGAACGATCACCACGATAATGGGAAGAGGATTTATTAACAAATTACTTCCTAGAAAATAATACTTATCAACACTTCAAAACTAAGGGGTTGTGGAAACATGACCTTTTAGTTTTTCCACGGAGACTACTATGAGATATCACTATGAAAAACCTACTAGATATTCGTCCATGTACGGCGATACATATATTTGCGACCACCCTGTTTACAACAAATGCACGCTATTTCTTATAAACGGGAAGGGTTTAGCGGTTATACAGCAGCGATTTGATAGTAGTACAAAAAGTACAATTTGGGGAGAGATAGATCCATGGCTAAGAGATTCTTTATATTTACATCCAAAATTCAAAGCATTTTTCGACGAGCGTTCGGGCGAGTGTGCGGACGGTTTATATCCTACCGTAACGATCAGACAAATGATGTGGGCTTTGAAGATGAAACCAATTCGTAGGGAACGGTGGGAGACCTGCTTCGACAGACGAACTATTTAGCCTCGCGAAATTTACACACTCCTTTATGAAGAAAATCAATATAAACTTAAAGGAGATTATTTATTATGAAAATCAAAGAATGTATCGATAAAGTGACGATGAAGATTGGCTTAGCAATAGCCAAAAGGATGTCACCCGTTATCGAAGCAGCGATTGATAATCCTGAAAACTTGAAATTTGAAGGGTATATTGACGGCGACGAAATAGTCGTAAAAATCAAACTGAAGGAGTCTTAACAAAGGCTCTTTCTTTTGGATTCGCGAGAATTACATCCCCCTTTATGAGAGAAACAGATAGCTCGATTGGCAGAGCAGCAGAGTAAAATCTGAAGGTTACGGGTTCGAGTCCCGTGCTGAGTCTCTTATTTTTGGCTGGACACTATTAACTGAAAGGCGTGGGGAAAATGGAAAATCTGTTACAGCATTCTAAGTTATTTTTGCATCGTAACGCATCAACTATTCTTACTTGTTTAGGAGGTGCAGGGGTAATTGTAACTTCGATCTTAGCAGTAAAAGCAACACCTAAGGCCTTGGAACTTGTAGAAAAAGCCGAGGAAGAGAAGGGAGAAGAACTAACTAAATTAGAAACCGTCAAAGTTGCAGGTCCGGCTTATATTCCATCGATATTGGTGGGCGTATCTACGATCGCTTGTATATTTGGAGCCAACACACTTAATAAACATCAGCAAGCAGCTCTTATGAGTGCGTACGCTCTACTTGATAGTTCGTATAAAGAATACCGAGAAAAACTAAAAGAACTATATGGAGAAGAAGCACACGACGCAATCGTAGAAGCCATAGCGGTAGAAAAAGCTGAGGACATGTATGTCAGCGGATCATATTTTACAACCGGATGTGATTTGACTGCGGATGAACGTACGGGTGAGAAGGTGCTGTTCTACGACGAATACTCAAAAAGATATTTCGAGTCAACCATCGAGCAGGTTATGAACGCCGAATACCATTTGAATCGGAATTATATTCTTCGTGGATATGCGGTGCTTAACGAACTGTACGAATTTTTAGGGTTGCAACTGACCGATTACGGTGACATCGTGGGTTGGGCGCCGCTCGACGAAGGTATGTATTGGATCGAATTCAATCACAGACATGTAGTTGATGATGACGGGCTCGACTATTATATTTTGGAAATGCCATTCGAACCGTGTATCGATTATGAAGATTATTAATTCGCGAGAGTCGCATTTTATATTATGAAAGGAGGTGAGTAAATCATGGCAGAGAACTGGATGAAAGTTATTAAGGTTGGCGTAAGCGTAGCTAGCGTGGCCCTATCGTTGGTCAGCAGCAAGTTGGCAGAGCGTGAACTTAATGACAAAATCGCAAACAAGGTGGCAGAGGAACTTGCCAAAGCAGCAAACAAAGAGTCCTAAACAAGGGCTCTTTCGTTTTCAAGAAAGGAGAAAACAAAAATGAACACACCAAAATTTGTTGCGCGAGCATTTGAGGTTGTATCAAAGCATAGTCCCGATATTCTCATGGGTCTCGGAATTGCCGGAATGCTTTCCACGACTGTACTCGCAGTAAAAGCAACACCCAAAGCCCTCGAACGTATTGACGAGGCAAAAAAAGAGAAGGAAGTCGAGAAATTGACGCCGATGGAGACCATCAAGGCGACCTGGAAATGTTATATTCCGCCTGTGATTACTGGCGTAATATCTACGGCTTGCCTACTCTGCATGAGATCGGTCAATGTGAAGCGTAATGCGGCACTGGCGACCGCCTACAAACTTTCCGAGACGGCTCTCTCCGAATATCGAGATAAAGTCGTCGAGACCATCGGAGAGAAAAAAGAGCAAGCGATCAAAGAGAAGGTAGCAAAAGATCGCATTGAGAAATATGCTACCCCCGATCGAGAAGTCTACGAAACGGGAAACGGAGAGACTCTTTTCCTCGATCCTATATCCAAGCGGGTATTCAGAGGCGATATCGAACTTGTAAGACGGGCCGTTAATAATATTAACTATAGTCTTACTCACGATATGTTCGGATATGTATCGCTGAATGAATTCTACGATGAAATCGGACTTGAACGCACGTCCATAGGCGACAATATCGGTTGGAAGTTGCTTGAGGGCGGAAAGGGTCTGCTTGAGGTAGGGACATATCCCGACGTGACGAAAGACGGTAAACCGTGTCTTGCTTTGGACTATCAGGTCCAGCCTAAATACGGATACGCAGATTACTATAGTTCGTAAGCACGCGAAAAATACAACGAATATTATGAGGAAACTCAAAAAAAAACAATTTTATTAAAAGGAGAAAAAACATGGAAAACGAAATCATGAACAACGAGCAGGTTGTAGCAGAGGCAGCGGAGGTCCTTGAGACTAATGCCGAGAATGGTGTTATGCCTAAGGTAGTTGTCGGAGCAGCGATCATTGCTGGCGGCGTTCTCGCATTTAAGGGTGCGAAGATCGTCATCAACAAGGTCATTAAGCCGGCAATCGCCAAGGTGAAGGCCAAGAAGGCGGAGAAGTCCAAGACCGTCGAATGTGTCGAGTGCACCGAGGTCGAAGTGAATGACGTTGATTCCGAAACGAATTAATAGGAAGAAACGAGTATTCTCAGAAAAAAGGGGGTGCCTGTAACAAGGTATCTCCTTTTTTATTTTAACGAAAGGACTGATTACAGTGATGAACGATTACAAACCGAATTCACACAAATTCAAGAACGAACAACGGGAAGCTCTTGAAGAAAAAGCAAAAGTTGAAAAAGTTGTAATGGGTACGGCGAAGATCAAAAAGAAAAATGAGCTTCGTAAATTTGCTAATATCTTTCTTTCCGAAGATAGAAAAGATATTAAGTCTTACGTTATCAACGACGTTATCGTACCGACTATCAAGAAAACAATCATCAGCGCTCTCGACATGGCTCTGAACGGCGGATCTTCTACGTATGACAAACGAGGCTCCGCACCTAAGGTTTCTTACCGAAAGTTCTATGACGACCCTAGAGACGAGCGCCGTCCGGTATCAAATTCTGGATCACGATTTGATTACGACGATATTGTTTTCGAAACAAGAGGGGATGCGGAAGCAGTCCGTATGCAAATGGAAGAAGTCATCGAGAGATACGGATTCGTTACGGTGGCCGATCTCTATGATATGGCTGAACTGTCAGCGCCCTTCACCAGCAATAAATACGGATGGACTAATATTAGTACCGCTGAATCCGTACGCCTGAGAGATGGTGGTTATATTCTCAAGCTGCCTAGAGCATGTGTTATCGAGTAAGTTTTACAAAATAACTTAAAAGGATGTGTCGTTACGATGTTAATGACCAAAGAGTTGGAAAAAACGTTGAACAAGTATCCAATCGGTTCTCAAGACGGTAAAGGTATGGATGCCAAAGTAGTAGTTAAGTATTTAAATCCTTGCGGAGCTGGAACTTGGCTTATTACCGAAGGAGAGAAGCAAGAAAATGGCGACTGGCTGTTATTTGGCTACTGTCATATTTTCGAATGGGAATGGGGCTATGTAATGCTCTCTGAATTGGAGAATGTTAAATTGCCTTTTGGTTTAACAATCGAACGAGAACTATATGTCACAGGCGGACAAGTGAAAGATTATATTTAGGAGTATTTTATGGAAAACAAAGAGCGTAAATCACTCGGTTATCGAGTTGGCGAAATTATCGGGGTCATCCTTGGTGGATGCGTAATCACCATCGTTGTTGCACTGACAATTAAGTTGGTGGGATGGCTGTTATTCTAAGGAGGGATATATGAATTATAAGAACGATAAAAATTACGAGTCCAAAGATTTAATGGTATCGCACCCGCCTCATTATCAGTCGGAAACCGGTTTGGAAACCATCGATGTTATCGAGGCTTTTACTTTCGATCTCAAAGGTATTGAGGCGGTAGATACCGGAAACGTCATTAAGTATATTTCCCGCTGGAAGAAGAAAAATGGCCTTCAAGATTTGAGGAAAGCCATGTGGTATCTCCAGCATCTTATGAATCACGTAGAATTATTAGAAAAGGAGAATGAGAAACATGAAAAAGCTTGATATTTTGAACGGCGTTAGCAGAACATTCCACAAGATCGGTTTTAAGGTTGAGAAACACAGCCCCGAGATTCTGCTTGCTGCCGGTGTTGTCGGTGTCGTGGCCAGTGCTGTTGTTGCTTGTAGAGCGACTTTGAAGGTTGAGGAGATCACCACCGAAACAAGCAAAAAGGTGGAGAAGATTCACACCGCCGCAGAAAAGGGACAGACTGAGTCCGGCGCGGCATATTCTGCTGAAGATCGTAAGAAAGATCTGGCGATTGTATATGCTCGTACTGGTCTGGAGTTTGTGAAGCTTTACGGCCCTTCTATCTTGCTCGGTGGCGCTTCTATCGGATGCATTCTGGCGTCCAATAACATTATGCGCAAGAGAAATATCGCCCTGGCAGCTGCCTATGCAACGGTCGACAGTAGCTTCAAGAACTACAGAGCACGCTTGATCGATCGTTTCGGTAAGGAACTTGACCGTGAACTTAAATACGGTATTAAGGCGAAGGAAGTAGAGGAGATCGTTGTTGACGAAAAAGGCGAGCAGCAGGTCGTTAAGAAGACCATAGAGGTTGTCGAGAATCCGTGCGAATGCAGCCCTTACGCGCGTTTCTTCGACGAGACTTGCCTTGGTTGGGAAAAGAACGCCGAGTATAACCTTATGTTCCTCAAGCAGATGCAGGCTCACGCAAATGACAAGCTCCGTGCTCAGGGTCAGCTGACACTTAATGAAGTGTACGACATGCTCGGAATGCAGAGATCCCAGGCAGGAATGGTTGTCGGTTGGGTATACGGCGGAGACGGCGATAACTATGTAGACTTTGGCATCTACAATGTTCACGATGAGCAGAAGCGCAATTTCGTAAACGGATACGAGCGTAGCATCCTGCTTGATTTCAACGTCGACGGTAATATTTACGATCTTATGAAGTGAAGAGATGGGCTCGACTTCATGGGGTCGGGATATTACTATCGAGATTTATTTGATTATCCTTGGGCTTTCGTTGGGGAATTTCCTACCGATGAAGAGTCCGAGGATATATTCATATTCTGAGAGGAGGGTACTCCCAAATGACCGGTAAAGAGTTAATTATTTATATTTTAAATAATGATCTCGAAGACGAACCCGTTTTCCAAGACGGAAGGTTCATCGGATTTATAACGGCCAGAGAAGCGGCAGAAAAAATGGGTGTTGGTGTCGCAACGATTTTCGTCTGGATGGCGCAAGGCAAACTAGATGGAATGTTGATTGGCGGAACGCTTTATATTCCTGCTGATTTTGAATCACCGATGGAAAGTGACATGTATTGAAAGTTCGGACGAAAGGAGCAAATATAATGTATAACAAATTATCTTTAGTTTCTTATACATTAGCTGCAATGGCGGGCATCTGTTTCATACAAGGTCTCGTTATCTTATCAGGTGAAGGGAGAGATTGAAATGCACAGACTGGAGGCATTTCTATCGGTATTAGATCACGCGTTGAACACGAAGAAAAAACGGCACATAGCAGGGGGTATCCTTATGAGTATTTCAGTATTATTTGGCGGTTTAGCATTTACCGTCATGACAGTAAAAACGGAGGTTGAAACAGAAGATTATGAATAACACGTTATGTTATATTTTAACATTCTCGTTGGGAGCAGCCGTAGGTTCGGCTGTTTCCTGGCAAATTTTAAAGCCGAGATATGAACGAATAGTTAAAGAAGAAATCGAATCTATCGAAGAAGCTTTTTCGCGCAAGAAAACCAAGAAAGATGCAGAGAAGGTAGACGATACTCCCGAACAAAAGTTTGATATTTCGGACAGAAAAGCTTACGCGAAACTGACGAGAGATTACAGCAAGATGTCTACCTCTCAAATGAACGACGGAGAGGAGGAGACGAAAGTGAAGAGTAAGCCTTATATTATTTCGCCGAGCGAATTTGGCGAATGCGATTACGAAACGGTTAGCCTCAAGTATCATTCGGACCGCATCTTGGCCGATCTTAGAGGCAATATAATCGAGGATGTGGATGAAACCGTCGGTAGTGATTCCTTGACACACTTCGGAGAGTATGAAGACGATTCCGTATTTGTCAGAAATGACGAGTTGAAAACCGATTACGAGATTCTGCTCGATCCGAGTGGATATTCGGATACGGAGGACTAAATTTGCGGAATAGGGTTGAAAACGAATATTTTAATTGGCTATCCGAATTTGTGTGTAAGGAAAGGTTTCCGAGACATGTTTCATTTAGCAAACTTTTAACGCGTCTGCATGATATTCCTTTTAAATACACAATCCCAAGAGACCAGAATAGAGCTGAGGATGGAAAAGATTTAAGATATCGTTTTGCTCTGACGCACGAATATTTAGGTTCGAGTGAGTCGATCGTGGATATTTTGAGCGGTCCGTGTAGTGTCCTCGAAATGATGGTTGCACTGACTATTCGCTGTGAGGAACAAATTATGGACGACCCGAGCATAGGCAATCGTACCGGACAATGGTTCTGGAATATGATTGTAAATCTAGGTCTCGGGTCCATGGTCGATGACAGATACGACGAACGTCACGTCGATAAAGTGATTGATATTTTCTTAAATCGAGAGTACGAGCCCGACGGTAAGGGCGGGTTATTCCGAATAAAGAATTGCGAGTACGATCTACGGGACGTTGAGATCTGGTATCAACTATGTTGGTATCTTGATAGTATTGCGTGATTGAAAGGAGAATGAAAATGTGATTGACTTTTTTACGGTTTCGACACGCCCTGGAAAGCGTGGGTCAATCGAAATCTACCCAAAGTTCATCGTCGGAAAACCTAAGGATCTAATGATCCGAGGCGGAGACTTCTATGCGGTTTGGCTGGAAGATCGAGGCCTATGGTCTACGGACGAGCAAGACCTCATTGATCTGGTGGATCGCGAGTTGGGTAAGTTTGCAGAGGAAAATCGTAACAGGTTCGACGGTCATGTCAAAGTCTTATATATGTGGGATGCGGAATCCGGTATGATAGACGTTTGGCACAAGTATTGTCAAAAACAGCAACGAGACTCATTTCATATGCTGGATGAGAAACTTATATTTTCCAATACGGAAACTAATAAGAAAGATTATGCCAGCAAAAGATTGAGCTACCCACTTGAAGAGGGCGAAACACCTGCCTACGACAAACTGATGTCAACGCTATATTCTCCTGAAGAACGAGAGAAAATAGAATGGGCTATTGGTTCGATTGTATCAGGTGATTCAAAAAAGATTCAGAAATTTATGGTGCTGTACGGCGCTGCCGGAACAGGTAAATCCACGATACTGAATATTATTCAACAGTTATTTGAGGGATACTATTCGGTATTTGACGCCAAAGCTCTAGGCTCTGCTAGTAACTCATTTGCACTGGAGGCGTTCAAGACGAACCCTCTGGTTGCAATCCAGCATGACGGCGACTTGTCTAAGATTGAGGATAACACACGACTTAACAGTTTGGTATCGCACGAGCTGATGACCGTAAATGAGAAATTCAAATCGACATATGCGAATCGATTTAAGTGTTTCTTATTTATGGGTACGAATAAGCCCGTTAAGATTACGGACGCAAAGTCGGGTCTAATCCGAAGACTGATAGACGTATCGCCATCGGGGAACAAGCTTGACCCCAAAGAGTACAAAACTATATTTAAGCAGGTTAGCTTCGAGCTTGGCGCTATTGCTCATCATTGTCTGAATGTATATTTGGATGATCCGGGTAAGTACGACAATTATATTCCTATCTCGATGATGGGTGCGTCGAACGATTTCTATAACTTTATTATTGATTCGTATCACGTATTCAAAAAAGAGGACGGAACTACATTGAAGGCTGCCTGGGAGATGTACAAGACATATTGCGACGAAGCAAAGGTGCCGTATCCATTTTCGCAGAGGAGTTTCAAGGAAGAACTCAAGAACTATTTTAGAGATTACAACGACAGGTTTAATCTTGAAGACGGATCAAGAGTTCGAAGTTATTATAGCGGATTTATGACCGAGAAATTCGAGAACCAGAAAAACGCTAAAAAGAAGGAAGTTAAGCCTAAGCTGATTGAATTCGAGGAGATCGAATCTATATTTGATAAAGAATCGGCTGACTATCCTGCCCAATACGCAACGTCAAACGGAACTCCATCCAAAAAATGGGAAAAGGTAACCACAAAACTGTCGGAAATCGATACATCTAAACTTCATTACGTAAAGGTTCCGGAGAATCATATTGTCATTGACTTTGATATTCCGGACGACAACGGAAATAAGTGTCTTGAACGCAATCTTGCAGAGGCGAGTAAATGGCCGGCTACGTACGCAGAACTCAGCAAAAGCGGGCAAGGAGTTCATCTTCATTATATTTATACTGGAGATCCTTCCCGGCTCAGTCGGGTTTATGATGACCATATCGAAATCAAATTATCGGTCGGTAATAGTTCGTTAAGACGAAAGTTATCTAAGTGTAATAACCTACCAATCGCCACTATTAGCTCGGGATTACCATTGAAAGGAGAAGACAAAGTGATAAACTTTGAAGCTGTTAAGAGCGAGAAAGGGCTTAGGACACTGATAAAGCGTAATCTTAATAAAGAGATACATCCTGGCACTAAGCCCAGTATCGACTTTATTCATAGGATACTTGAGGATGCATACAATGGCGGCCTGAATTACGACGTCTCTGATATGAGAAACGACGTATTGGCTTTTGCTGCAAATAGCACAAATCAAGCCAACTATTGTATTAAGCTGGTTAATAAGATGCATTTCAAGTCTGAAGAACCATCCATACCAACTGATGATGACGACAGTCTAATTATATTTTACGACGTTGAGGTATTTCCTAACTTGTTCCTTGTTAACTGGAAAGTGCAAGGAGAGGGAAAACCCGTAGTCAGAATGATAAATCCGAAACCTAGTGAGATTGAGGAGCTTCTCCGATATCGACTTATCGGTTTCAACTGCCGCAGATACGACAACCATATTCTCTATGCGAGATTAATGGGGTATACGAACGAGCAGCTGTATAACTTGTCTCAAAGGATAATTAGCGGTAGCAAAAATGCATTCTTTGGTGAGGCTTATAACCTTTCCTATACGGATGTGTATGATTTCTCGTCTGATAAGAAATCTCTTAAAAAATGGGAGATTGAACTCGGTATCCATCACCAAGAATTGGGTCTACCGTGGGATCAGCCCGTTCCGGAAGAACTGTGGGCAAAGGTTGCCGAATATTGCGATAACGACGTAATTGCCACCGAGGCAGTATTTAATCATTTACATGCCGACTTTACGGCGAGACAGATCCTGGCCGATGTTGCGGGAATGACGGTTAACGACACCACAAACTCGTTGACTACCAGAATTATATTTGGTAATGACCGTAAGCCCCAAAGCCAATTCAACTATAGAAATATGGGCGATGTATCGGAAGAATCTTATCGGTCGGTATTTACGGAAGATAATTTCTTCTTTAATAACTTCGGAGACAAATACACCGTTTTCGATGAAGAAGGACGACCTTTATTCCCTGGGTATAAGTACGAAGCTGGCAAATCGACATATCGTGACGAGGAAGTCGGCGAAGGTGGATATGTGTATGCCGAACCTGGTATGTACGGTAACGTGGCGTTGCTTGATATTGCGTCTATGCATCCTTCGAGCATTATCGCCGAACAACTCTTCGGTAAGGAATACACGAAGCGATTCCAGGAGATCCGTGACGCTCGTATAGCCATCAAACATAAGGACTTTGACGCTGCCAGAAAAATGCTGGACGGTAAGCTTGCCAAATATCTCGACGATGAGAGTGCGGCTGCTGACTTGGCACAGGCCCTTAAGATTGCGATTAACTCCGTATACGGTTTGACGTCCGCAGCATTCGAGAACGCATTCCGTGACCCTCGTAACAAGGATAATATTGTGGCGAAGCGTGGAGCCCTATTCATGATCAATCTCAAGCATGAGGTTCAGGCGAGAGGCTTTACTGTTGCTCATATTAAGACCGACTCGATCAAGATTCCCGATGCGACACCTGAGATCATTCAGTTCGTTATGGATTACGGTCAGCAGTATGGTTATACTTTCGAGCACGAGGCTACGTACGACAGAATGTGTCTGGTGAACGATGCGGTTTATATTGCCAAGTATAAGGACGGTAAGCACGCTGGAGAGTGGACTGCAACGGGTAAACAGTTCCAGGTTCCATATGTATTCAAGAAGCTCTTTACGAAAGAGAATATCGAGTTCGAGGATATGTGCGAGACTATGGCCGTAAGCACTGCTTTATATTTGGACATGAACGAAGGCATGACTGAGGACGAGCATGATTATCGGTTCGTCGGAAAGGTTGGCCAGTTCTGTCCGATAAACGAGAATTCCGGCGGAGGCGAGCTGCTCAGAGAAGGAAAAGACAAAGAGGGCAATGTAAAATATTCCGCTGCCACTGGCTCAAAGGGATATCGTTGGTTGGAGTCTGAGATGGTTAAAACGCTCGAAAAGACCGACGATATTAATCGCGAATATTACGACAAGATGGTAGATGATGCGGTTGACACCATATCCAAGTATGGTGATTTTGAATGGTTTGTTTCGAATGATCCTTATATTCCAAAGGAAGAGGACGACGAGCCCCCATTCGATCTTAATTAAAAATAACATTTAAAAGGAGATTAAAAAATATGAACATTACATTTGTAGGAACGGCGCCTAGAGAAATCTTGCAGATCGATGACGCCAAGATCATTTATCGTAATTTTACAGGAGCAGGTTCTAAGTTTAATAGAGAGGGCGATCGTAACTTCTCTGTAAAGATTGAGGACCAGGATATTGCCAACGCACTTATCGAGGCCGGCTATAACGTTAAGATTAAGGCTCCTCGCATGGATGGCGATATGCCGTTCATGAGCTTGCCCGTCAAGATCAAGTACGATGACGATGGTCGTGGACCTACTGCATATCTTAAGTCCGGCGATAAGGTGATCAAACTCGACTCGGAGAGTATCGGTTGTATCGACGACATTGATATTCTCGAAGTCGATCTCGACATTCGTCCTTACGACTGGGAAGTTAACGGTAAGACTGGTCGTAGCGCATATCTTCAGTCCATTCATGTGACTCAGAAGATTGACCGTTTCGCCGCACGTTACGAAGACTAAAAAACGCAAGGCTGGTATCGAGTAACATCGGTACTGGCCTTTTTTGTATTTGTTGACAATGCCACTGGACAACTACTAACTAAGGACGTGTTAACAATGAGAATAACAAAGTATAAAACAAAACTTACTGAAGATCAAAAAGCGGTTCTTGAAAAAGAATACAGTGTCAATTGTCCAGAAATTGATAGAAAAATGAGTAGTCCAGAAAGGGTTGCCCATTTTGGTAGATATTTCTTACATCTGGATGAACAAACCGAGGAATATTTGTACATGCTTTGCGTGAATACGAAACTCGAATTAACTTCAGTATTTGAACTTTCTCATGGTAACGTTAATAGCTCAATCTTTAGTCCAAGAGAGATATTTCAAAAGGCATTGTTAGCAAATGCTGTGTCTATCTTCTTAATTCATAATCACCCCAGCGGAGATTGCAAGCCTAGCCGTCAAGACGTTGAGGCGACCAAGAGAGCCATCGAAGCCGGTAATATTATCGGTGTGGAAGTCTTGGATCACGTCATCATCGGACGACCTGGTTACAGCAGTCTGAAAGAGAAAGGTTATATTTGAAAGGAAGCAATGACAAATGCACAAAGACTAAAAACAAAGGACTGATTATAATGCGTTATGTTGACTATGTTTACGATATTGTGAGACTTGACTGTGAGGGTGTGGACGCTATTTACCGCGATTATATTAAACAAATGGTTGGAGTCTACGGATTAAACGCTTTACTGGAACATAAATTGCTAGAAGGTTGTGGAGTAGTGAACGGACGTCAATTATATGTATTAATCCCGAAGGTGTAGTATGGCGATAACACTATATGAACATCAAGAAAAAGCCATTCGGGAAATGAAAAACGGGTGCATATTATGCGGTGGGGTTGGTTCGGGCAAGTCTCGGACCTCCCTCGCTTATTATTTTACCAACGAAGGCGGAACTATCAATCCGTATTCTCCGATGGAGGAACCGAGAGACCTATACATAATCACAACGGCGCGAAAAAGAGATACCTTAGAGTGGGAAGGCGAGATGGTTCCATTTCTTCTTTCTACTCATCCAGAGGTCAGCTATTACAAAAACAAGGTCGTAGTTGATAGCTGGAATAACATTAAAAAATATTCAAATGTCTACGGTGCTTTCTTTATATTCGACGAGCAAAGAGTCGTAGGCTCAGGAGCATGGGTTAAGGCGTTTCTTAAGATTGCTAAGCGTAATAAATGGATTCTACTATCGGCGACTCCTGGAGATACGTGGTCCGATTATATTCCCGTTTTTGTAGCGAATGGCTTCTACAGAAACAAAACTGAATTTCTACAAGAGCATGCAGTATACAGTCGATTCACAAAATATCCGAAGATTGAAAGATACATAGGAACGGGTAGACTACTTAGATTGCGAAACGAAATTCTCGTGGATATGGATTTCCAGAGAAACACGGTCGCTAATCACGAGGATATTTACGTCAGTTATTGTACGGAAGAATACAAAGATATTATGCGTAATCGATGGAACCCCTACAAGAATGCCCCGATTGTTAACGCTGCTGAACTCTGTTATCTACTTCGAAAGGTAGTGAACTCCGACCAAGCCAGACAGGTAAAACTATTCGAGATCCTGGAGGACCACCCTAAGGCTATTATATTCTACAACTTTGACTACGAGCTTGAGATTCTGAAAGGTTTATATTATGGCGACGGTGTGAAAGTTGCCGAGTGGAATGGCCATAAGCACGAACCCGTACCAAAGGGTAATAAGTGGGTATATTTAGTTCAGTATAGCGCCGGGGCAGAAGGCTGGAACTGCATCACAACAGACACCATTATATTTTACTCGCAGAACTATAGCTACAAGGTTATGGTTCAAGCATCCGGACGAATCGATAGGCTCAACACTCCATATAAAGAATTATATTATTACCATCTCAAATCTAGGTCAGGTATTGATCTTGCTATTTCTCGTGCGTTGAGTGAGAAGAAGCAGTTCAATGAGACTAAGTGGGCTAAGTGGTAATACGCGTAAAAAACAACCTCCTTTATGAAATAATACTACTTTTATAAAGGAGAACAATTATGTATAGTGAATATTACAGAGAAGAAGGCAAAACGTCTAAGTCTATGGTTAAAGAGATTGCTAATCAGACTGAATTAAAGTATGTGGTTCACATGTTGAAAGAGCACCGTATTGGTGGATGGTTAACAGGTGATGGCCATGTATTTGTTCGTGTTGGTTGTGGTCCGAATTCGGCCAAGGCTAGTGTATGTAAAGCCCTTGGATTTAAGTATGTTGTGGGAGCATATTGGGACAAGGCTTATAGTAGCGGTGTTAAATCACTAAGAGAATTGGCATATTAATGTATGCCTTTTCTCTTTTTATTTTGGAAAGGAAACACGAAATGAAAGTATTTTTAAGTCATCCGATGCATGGATATTCCGAGGCTGAGGTAATGGCGCTTAGAGAAGACGCTATCGAAAAACTCAAACCGATATACGGAGAGGGAATTACCATTATTGATAATTACCATCACGGCGATGCGCCTGAGAATGCTGGACGAGTATGGCACCTTGGCAAGAGTATTCAGATGATGAGTGAAGCAGACCTGGTTGTGTTCTGCAATGGATGGGCTTGGGCAACCGGATGCGTGATTGAGCAGGGGATATGCAATCAATATAATCTCCCAACTGTGTATCTCAGCGACTTGTAACTCGCGAAATTTACACATTGCTTTATAGGGAAACAGATGATTTTCCGTATTTTTAAGAAAGGAACAATGAATCATGAGGTTGGTCGAAGTAAAGGTTGAGGAGATCAAAAGGAGCAAGAGATCGGAACGAAAGGATACGAGGCTCATATTCGAAGAATTTATGGCTATGAACGTTAAGGCGGCCGAAGTTAAGTGCACGCCTAACGAATATAGCAGTAAATTCAATATGTATGCTTCGCTGAGGCGTTCTGCCGTGCGTCGTGAATTTCCGGTAAAAATTCGACTGTCTGGAGACAGCGTTTATCTTATAAGGGAAGATTTGTAACTAGCAAAGGGAAGGGTCTAAACAGAGGCTCTTCCCTTTTAATTTGGAACCGTAGCTCAGCTGGTTAGCAGCATCCGGCTCATAACCGGGCGGTCCAGGGTTCGAGTCCCTGCGGTTCCACCACATTTTTAGAAAGGAGAAAAACTATGCGCATTAAAAAGCTGTTGAATGCGGCTGTTACGGTGATGATTATTTATGGCGTGGGTTATTGCAAATGCATGCAGGACGTCGTTGATAAGCATGCCGAGAATCTGCCCGGCAAAAAGCTGGAGATGAAGCCGTTTTGGTTCATTCCTTTAAAGGTCATTTGTTTTGATGAAAAGAAGGAGAAAAAATAATAGCTAATGACTATTAAATGCTGCAAAAACTGTAAACCCCCGAAACGACGTATCGGTTGCCACGCCAATTGTCCCGATTATTTGGGCGAGCGAAAGCAGCGCGACGACGAGCTGGAGATAATCAACCAAGCAAGACGTGTCGAAGGAGACTTGATTATGGTAAAGCAATATTCGATATCTCGAAACGTCAAAAAGAAATGAATCAAGGAGGTCCACATGCTTGATATTCTACTAAACATCCTCGCATGGATCGCAATTACCCTTGGGTCCATAGTCCTCGTTATATTCGCACTCATATTTATCTTCATAATTTGGGCGGCTATAAGCTGCGTAATCGGCGTACTCAAAGAATTAATATTTAAATAGGAGAAAAGAAACATGATCAAACTTGAAAACTGCAAAGTCCTCGGTTGGGAACATGTCATCCGAGGAATGCGAAACCCTATGAACTCTTGGGAGAAGAGCGACAGTCTATTCTTCGATGACATGGAGGGGCATGTTTGTAAGGTCAACGAGGGAAGAGAACTTTCGTTGATTGAGCTCGGAGATGCAGACCACGACCTTATGATGAAGCTCCGCAATGCTGGTACGGATCACCGCAAGTATATGCGCATGATTACCGTGTATGTTGATATTACGGCACCACTGTACTGGTGGAAGGAATTCGACACCTATAAGGTCGGCACTGTTGCTAACAGCTGTAGCACGATGCATAAGATTCATGCTAAGGAGTTTGTAATAGACGACTTCTCTCATGAAAGATTGAGCCATATTGATATTGGCAATGGAGTTGGTGCTCCTTATCATACACTTCAGATGGTTATTCTCATGCTGAACGAGTGTAGAGAATTGTATCTTCAGACCAAGGACAAAACTTATTGGGACCAGATGATCCAGCTTCTCCCATCTTCTTACAACCAGCGCAGGACGGTAATGCTGAATTACGAGGTTCTGGCTAATATGTATAAGTCTCGTAAGGCACATAAGCTCCAGGAGTGGAGAGACCTCTGTGAGTGGATCAAAACGCTGCCTTATTCGGAAATAATTACGGGCGAAATCAAGGAGAAAACAGATGAGTAAATATTACACTGTCAAAAAAGCCAATACGCCTGGCGCGGCAAAAATCAGTAAGTACAATAGCGGCGGTGGTTATAAAGGAGGCGTTATCGTTCGCGCTGGGGATGTCGCTGGATATTGTTCTTGCCTTGAGGACTTCGGTTATAAAAAGAAAGGAAACAGAAAATGATGGCATGGTTAACACGAAAGAATGAAACTTTACGTAGACTTCTCGAAGAAGCTAGAGAACAAAAGAATATTGCTGAGATGAAACTTGAGTATAATCTTAAGCAGCTTGGCGAGTCTCGTGAGGTAAATGAAAAGCTGGTAAAAGAGAATCTTCAGTACCGTTCTGAGAATTATGAACTCCGCCAAGCAAACGATAAAAAGGCCGCACGAATCGAGCACCTCGAGAAGTGTATGTCTAGTTACCAGAGCACCAAGCATACCTCCTTCCAGGAAGACTTGGAGTTTTTTGTGAATGATTGCACAGAGGCTCAGGCGAGGGAGCTGTATGAGGGGTTGAAGAAGAGACTTGACACCGACAAAGGAGCTTATATTCGCTGTAAGTACAGCTTTAAGGCTCGCGTTGGGGATACGGTTTGGGTCCACTTTACGAATGGTCTCTCGTGGACCGGAGAAGTCAATTCGATAATGATGCTCGATTCCGGCCATTTGGAGTGGTTTAGGATCAAGACCGAGAACGGTAATCTTATTCACGCAACCGCTGATATGGTCGACGAAGTTCAGCTGCTGACGGAGAGGGAGAAGAAGCGGAATGCGTAAACACCGATTTATTGAATGCAGTGACGGTACTAAGGCTTATGTTGGAGATAAAGTACAGGTACAACGTTGCGGTCAAACGCTTGAGGGTACTATAGAGGATATTTACTCAGACTTAAGATACTATAAGCTGCGCTGCGGAGAGCTGATATACCATTGCTTGAGTGGCATAGGTAATCTTTATTTAATTGAAAGGAAAAAGAAATGAAAAAAATTCCCACTCTGTTCGAAAGAAAGTTTGAAAAGCACAAAGTTGTCGGAATTACCGATAAGATTACTCCCGGATGTGAGAGGGCGTTTCTCGAAGGTATTGCTACTGTAAAGGTAGATGGCTCTTGCTGTGCGATTATCGACGGTAATTTTTACAAGCGTTATGACGCTAAGGGCGGAAAGAAAGCTCCCGAAGGCGCTATCCCCTGTCAGCCCGATCCTGATCCTATTACCGGGCATCATCCGCATTGGGTACTCGTAGACGAGAATAAGCCGGAAGACAAGTGGTTTGTTCGAGCATATCAGCAGAGAATACTCAGATACGGCAAAAAGGAAACTCCCGACGGTACATATGAAGCTGTCGGCGAACACTTCCAGGGGAATCCGTATAACTTACCCTATGATATTCTGTGGAAGCATGGTGAGGCTGAACTTCCTGACCTCGATGATAGAACTTTCGAGGGTATTTTAAAGTTTCTCAACGAGACACCGGCGGAAGGACTCGTCTTCTGGCTCGATGGTGCGCCGGTATGCAAAATTAAAAGAACCGATTTTGGCTTCGAGTGGCCTATAAAAGAAGCACGTATGTGTACGGACGATTAAGATTGATATTTTTGAAAGGAAACGAAAATGTTTGACAAGAAGATTGAAAAACTCAGAGAAGAGCTCAGAAAGGAAATGCTTGAGCTGGCGGATTCTAGGGAGGCGAGACTGACGAGAGACTTTCAGAAGCAAATTGATTTCTGGAAAGACAAGACTAGGGTCCTGGATTTCAAGCTTAGAGCAAACGGCGCTAAGTATATTCTGAGTGTAGCCCAGGCACACCGCTTTGGCGGACCGTGCGTTTATATTGAGCGCGAGTACCGCGGGTCTATCGGCATATGTCAACGTCTCGTTGATGCGAAAGGGATAATTGCAGCTAAGGTCGTAGGCAACTGCATCGAGATTTACGATGACGGAGCTTTGGTCGAGGTCCTTACGCAGTGTGATGATTCCTTCATTAACGTTGATCTTAAAATGTATACAAACGCTCAGAAGTATGATGAAATCTATAACCAGCCGGTCCGTGCAGTAAATGACGAAAAGGAGAAGCCTGATGCTAAAAGCTAAGATATTTGAATCCTCTTTGTCCGCTAGTGCGGATGCTCAGTTTAACGAATTTATGAAAGAACATCCTGGCATCTATGTGCGAAGCTTCAATTTCGATGCGACTGGCGGGATCGGTAAACCTAGCGGCAGTATCTGCATTATGTACGAGGAATACACTGAGGATAATATTCTCGATAAGAAATTCGTACTTCCTAAGACCGGAGGTGAACCGTCGTGATTGATGAACTTGGACGGGATACGCTAGAGGCTTTCCCTAATCGTACCTATGATGAGAAGCTGATTCGCCAAATAAGAAGGGAATTCGAGCGCAGTTATGGTCTTCCGGTTGGATATTTAGATACGGATAGTATTCGGGCGAGCGATTATTCCATGAAGATTGTTGACCAATTCAACAATGTTAATTTAAAACAATACATAAATTATAATTTTGGAACAGGAGAAACAAAAATGGCTATTTTCGACAGAAACGAGAAGAAGGTCCCCGAGGAGTGGGTATGGGTTGAGGGTTACAAGGGTACGGATAAGACTCTTGGATGCCGCGGTTATCAGTATGAAATGCACAATGTACATACGATGCCTAAGGGCGAGGAAATCAGCGAATGCAGAAGCGGATTCCATTTCTGTATTGAGCTCAAGCGTGTGTTTGACTACTACAATATCGAGAAGGGTAATCGCTTCTTCAGAGTGAGAGCTGAAGTTAAGAAGAGTGACCTCGATAAGTATTACGAGAAGTATAAGATCGATACGAACGCCGCATATCCGGATTCGGTTGTTATCGGCGAGCCTATTGACAAGGGTATCGGCTCTAAGGATAAGCTTGCAGCTCGCTCTATTGAGTTTCTGTACGAGCTTACTCCGGATGATATTTTCAAAGGCAGTAAGTGTGAGAACTGGAGTCACGAAGACAAGCTTCTGGCGATACAGGTAGGTATCGAGCAAGTACAGGAACTGCACGAGGTTAGAGAGCTCGTAGAGCTTGGATATTCTGAGCCGTTCGCTTGGTATATTCGTGGTATTCACCGTACTGAAGTTGCTAAGGCAGTCGCCTCTCAGAAGGATCTTAGCATGGATATAAAAGCTATGCTGATTACTAAATCGGGTCACGAATCTGATGATGGTAACCATTATTGGGCTGCCATCAAAGATATGTCTGCTGCTATGACATCTTATGCTGTGAGCGCTGGTAGTGCGGCGAATGCTATGAGCGCGTTTAGTGCTGTTGGCCGTCGCATATATTAATTCAAGGAGGAACAAATTTGACAGATTGGCATCAGTTGGCGGTCGAGTTGGCCGCTACGGGAATGGGGCCGAAAGAGGTCCAGGATAAACTCAAATGCAATTATGGTATTTCTGTTAAGTACGATACGGTTCAGAAATATCTGTATAATCACAAAAAGGTGGCCGAAAAGGCTGCCGAACAGAAACGTGTGGTCATCGAAAACCAGGAGCCAAAGGCGTATGACGCACAGTGGGATGGGGCTAAGATAATCAAATTTGCTGTCATCAGCGATATTCATATCGGCAGTAAGTATACTCAGCTCACCCATCTACATAACTTCTACGATCGGCTTGTCATGGAGGGCGTTGATAAGGTGTATAACGCGGGTGATTTGACCGAGGGTCTTAAAATGCGGCCCGGTCATGAATACGAAGTTTACACGATATCCGCCGATGATATGAGAGATGAGGTCATTAAGAACTATCCTTATCGAGAAGGAATCACTACATATTTCATCACTGGTAACCATGATGCAAGTATTTACAAGCACATTGGTTATGACATCGGACAAGCCATCGCTGGAAAAAGATCGGATATGAAGTATCTTGGCAAAGATTGCGCAAGAGTAAATCTCACACCGAACTGTGTACTTGAGCTTCGGCATCCTTGGGATGGGGTTTCGTATGCGACGAGCTATAAGCTTCAGAAGATGATCGAATCTATGGAAAGCGACTCAAAACCCAACATCATTGCTGTCGGACATTATCACAAACAGCTGTATATGTTCTACAGAAATGTGCATGGTCTTCTGACTGGCTGCTTCCAGGGACAGACTCCGTTCTTCAGAGGAAAAGGTATATCCTCGCAGCTCGGCGGCTGGATCGTAACCATTCGGGTGATTGAGGATGGTACTATTATCGGATTCGAACCTGAATTCATTCCTTATTATTCGTCAGTTAAGGACGATTATAAAAAATTTAAGGGGAAGTCATCATGCCCATAGATCAAATGAGAGCAGCGATTGCTGAGGTATATTCCGGCAATAAGTGGAAACGTAAAGTCGAGAAGATGTATGACGACCAGGTTATTGCCGTATATAACAGCTTTCTGAGAAGTGGCAAGTTCGATCAGAAAGAACCGCCACGAAAAAAGAAGGATAATCAGAAGGGGACTCGTAAACAGGGTCCCTTTTTTGATGCCTTTGGTGAAGGCGAACAACTAAGCTTTTTTAAATAATATTTTTATAGGAGAAAAGAAAATGAAAAGAAAGATTTTTGTAGCTATTTTGGCACTCACTATGTTACTTGTCGTTATGACATGTTTTGCGAGTTGTGAATCTACGTACACTGGTTCCGATGCGGATATTTCCGAGACTTCAAAAGTGGCCAGTAATTTGCAGAGCAACCAGCCCACGCCAAAGGATATCGATTATTCCTTGGAGCGTTATAATCTTATTCGCCGAGCTTATTGGGTTAACGGTCAGCGCGAGAAAGCAAATGCTTTACCCTGTGCGGTTGAGAAGCCCCTTGGATATATTGTTCTGTTTACAGAAGGTGGTGCGGTTGTCGGTAATTTTATAGTTGACGGTAAGGTATCGAGTCTTAACAGTTACCTCACTCCTGATAGTGAGCACTATGAACTCGGCAGTTCCACTTATTCTACTGATGGAGACTACAAAAACGACTGGCTTGCGGATATTGACGGTTCTTATGGAACAAATGACAACGGCATATTCTTCTTTACTCCAGATGGTAAGTACCTTGAATGGACTGGTATTTATTTGTATAGCGACATTCCGTTTACTGTCAAAGATCCCGTTGTAAAGGTTGGTGAGTAAAGATGAGAGTATTAGCAATAATTGGCCTAATAGTTGTGCTTATCGCTACTATCGGATTACCCATATTTTTCGGAGCTACGCCTGCTGGTAGAGCGACTTGGAATAACTGGTTTCATAAGGTCCAGGAAGCCGACGACGCTACAAATTATGAAACACGCAAACAAGTAGAAGATACATGTCGGTCAATGATCGCTTCGTATAATTCGGACAAACTGGTTTACGAGCAATATAAAGATAGCGTAGACGCAGAAAAGCAATCCTGGGCGGAGCAAGCTAAGATGAGAGCAAATAAAACGGCATCGTCTTATAACAATTACATACTCAAAAATAATTATGTATGGAAGGGTAACGTTCCGAGTGATATATGGATGACCCTTGAATACATCAACTAATATTTTTATAGGAGAAAAGAAACATGGCAATTAAGTTTGAAAAGTTCGACATGAAGGACGTTCATAGCGGTTATGTCGTTAAGTTCAGAAGCGGTCGGTACGGACTGTGTATGCGAGTGGGCGAAAAGTTCACGAAGATCTTCGCTCGTGTGGATGACAGCGCTCAGATAACTGGCGCATCCGAGGGTACGACCTTTATGTACGCGAGTCGTTACAAGGGTCCGGCTTACTACGCATATAATCCGGTTTTCAACAGACCTGAAAATATTCGTGAGAATGATATCGTGGCTGTGTATGGTCTTATCGAAGGTGTCCGCAATTACCTGAATATCGGTGATACCGGACCCATTTCCATCAAGAACAGACCTCTTCTTTGGGAGGAGAGACCGACTAAGAAAATGACTCTCAAAGAAATCGGCGATGCTCTTGGATGTAACGTGGAGCTGGTCGAGGAGAAGAAAGAGGTTCATTATAAGAATCCCGAGACGTGTCGGAAATGTAAGTATGAGAACTGCTTGGCGGTAAGATGCTCCGAGTGCCCGGCGAATCTTAATGCAAATAGTAATAATCCATTTCTCAGATCAAAGTGCCGGTGCAACCAGATCCTACGTAACTCCGAATGCCCTTATTTCGAGGAGAAGTGAGATGGATTGGAACAAGATGATTAAGGACGGTTATGACCCGATTCTGAGTATGTATCCGAATACTCTCTTTGCTCGGCAGAATGGTAAGTCTATGACTGACTTTAAAAAGCTTTATGATTATCTCTATAATCAGCGGCTGCACGAAATGTCAAAGACCAGTATACCTATCGAGACTATCGACAAGGTTTATAGGCATATCGCAAAAGACGTTGTCCGTCCTCTCCGTGCGAAAGGTACGGATGGCTTACGAGCAAAGGTAACTCTCATCGACGAGTGGAATGAATACTGTCGTCATGATATTGACGTAATTAACAAAACAATTATTAAAAATAAGAAAGGTAACAACACCATGAGAAAGATTCCTGTTATTAAGAACGTTATTTTCAACGAGCCCGCTACGATTGTCTTCTGGTCCGATGATACCAAGACCATCGTGAAGTGCCACAACGAGAAGTTTGACCCCGAGAAGGGCCTTGCTATGGCTATCGCTAAGAAGGCTCTGGGTAACGAGCCTGACTACTATGGCAAGAACTTCGAGAAGTGGGTCGGCGGTCAGCTCAAGAAGGAAGAGCTTAAGCCCGAGTCTGCTACTCTCCAGATTGGTGATAGGGCTGTAAAGGTCAAGACCGATGGATACGATAATTATACTGTTGGGGATATTTGTGAAATTGTCGAGCCTGGGATTTCTAAAGACAGCGTGCTGGCGAAGTGTGTGTCTCGTGGATATCACTTTAAGTCACAGTATATGCGTAAAAATGCCCTCCGTAAACTCGCTAAGGATCAGACTATGAGACCTGGCGATCTCGTGGTTGTAGTTAAGGAGCCTAGCTTAGGCTGTAGGTATGCTATCGGAGATATTGTGAAAGTCGAGGACAGTAGTAAAGGTAATGGGGATTACAACGTTATTGGGTGCGTACGCCTTAGCGACAATCGTCGCCAGGGATTTAAGTCTATCGAGGCTGTCAAAATCGTAGACGACACTCCTAAGGCAGAGCCCGAGAAGCCTAAGCGTATGACTTTCAGAGAGGAAGTAAAGCGCGATGAGCCCGATAGAATTAACGATCGTTACGTCGGCGGTGTTTGTGGATGCCCCAAGGATAGACCTCTCGAAGGACTTGACGCTGCTTGCGATTTGCGTAAGGTGGCACTTAAGGGTCCGATCTCTCGTGAGAAGAGGGACGAAATCTGCCGCAAGTGCTGGGACCGTGAGATTCAGGAAGAGAAGCCCGCCGAGGACTCTGTACTGCGTAAGGGTGATAAGGCTGTGAAGGTTAACGGTCCTAATGCGCATGTCGATAACCATAATCTCGGGACCGTTGTCGAAGTTGATTGTGCGGAACCTAGACCTACCTATTCCGTAATTACCAAGGGGCCCGTTAGGTGGGGTATGATTGAGACGCAGATCACATATCTCGACTCTCTCCGTAAACTCGCTAAGGATCAGACTCTGCGTGTCGGGGATAAGGCTGTAGTGGTTAAGAAGGGAGACTACTACACCTCTTGCGAAGTGGGCGATATTGTTGAGATCCTGGATTTTAACCATTATCGCGGATCTGTATATATTCGTCGAGATCGTGATGGTGCGAAGCAACAGCTCATGCCCAAAGACCTCGTAAAAATTGTAAAGTAAAGGAGAACCAAAATGAGCACTAGAAAGATCATCAGAAATGGTTTGAGAAGAGAGGCCGAGGTTAAGAGCTATCGGCCCTCTGTGTATGTCCGTGCGATCTTTGATCATATTCAGAGAAAGAAGTTCGGATTCAGGGATCGTGAGATCAATAAGGCTAAGGGCACTAAGCCCCGCAGAACCTGGCGCGAGAGAATCCGTGCGGTAGTTAAGGACTGAGAAAAATACATAAAAACGATAAAGGGGCTGGTCAAACTGGCCCTTTTATTTTTGGTCTAAAAGTGGGCTTTTGGCCAAATTATTTGGGCTTTTACATTTTGGAAATTGGTTTTGGTCAATTTTTGGTCAAAAAAAGTGGGCTTTTGGTCAAATTTAAAAATAAAAGTGGGCAGAAAATTTTTAAGAAAAGTGTAAAAAACGGGCTATTTTGGGCAAAAAACGGCCATTTTTAGGGGTTTTTGAGGCATTTTTTGAGAAAAATTTTCCATTTGTCAATTCGTGGCCACTTTCCCACTTTTTTTCTCTATTAATTGCGAAAGAAAAAATTAAATATTTATAGTAATACGAAAATAAAAGTGGGTTTTTGACCACACGCAAAAAATGAAGGAGGAATATGAGTTTTGACTGAGGAAGAATGGCGATCCAAATTCTCTAAAAAATTATTCGAAAAAATGTGTGCTCTAGGTGTTAATCAAAGAGATCTAGCTGACTTAGCAAAAATACCGGACAGCACTCTGAGTAGATATATTTCCGGCGCCCGAACGCCGAAAGCAAATATTGTAGTTGAGTTGGCGAAAGCTTTAAAATGCGAAATCGACGAATTAATAAAGTTCTAAACTTAGTCTATGTTTATTAAACATGGGCTTTTTAAATTCGCGAAAAAAACATGCCCTTTTATGAGAGAAGAGAATAGAAGCGCCGCTTTAGCGCCTACTTATTCTTTTACGTTTTATAAAAAAGAAAGGAGAAACCACATATGGCTAGGAGTTCGAGATTGGAAAGTGGCTTTCAAGACAGACTCATTACCGAATTAAAAAACTTATTCCCTGGGTGCATGATCTTTAAGATGGATCAAATTCAGGGTATTCCTGATCTGCTCATTCTCTATGGCAAGATGTGGGCTTCTCTGGAATGCAAGCGTGGCATGAAATCGAAGAAGCAGCCAAATCAAGACTATTATGTTGACCTTATGAACAACATGTCTTTTTCAAGATTTATCAATAAGACTAATAAGGAGGAAGTTCTACGTGATCTTCAAAAAACATTTAAATCTTGAGGGGCTACATGCTCCTTTTAGTCCTAGTCAATCAAGCTGGCTAAGATATGACGATGACAAAGTAGTCGAAGTATATAACAACAAGAAAGCGGCAGAAATGGGAACAAGGCTTCATCAATGGGCCAAGGACACTATTGACTTAGGAATAAAACAACCACGATCTAAGCAAACGCTTTATGCGTATGTAAATGACGCTATAGGCTACAAGATGTCAACCGAAGTCGTTCTATATTATTCCGATAGATTCTTTGGAACAGCAGACGCTATTTCTTTTAGAAAAGGCGTTCTCAGAATCCACGATTTAAAAACAGGAAAAACGCCAGTACACATGGAGCAGTTGCGAATATACGCTGCTCTTTTTTGTTTGGAGTATAAAATCAAGCCTGGCGAAATCGATATGGAATTAAGGATATATCAGAATGACGAAATTCTTTACGACAAACCGACAGCTGAAGATATCCTTCCTATTATGGATCATATCGTTCACCTTAACAAAATTTTAGAAAAAATAGATTACGAGGAGGCTTAACCCGATGAGTACAGTAGCGGAAGAAATATTAATGCATTATGGAATAAAGAAACGTTCTGGCCGTTACCCTTATGGCTCGGGCGATAATCCTTACCAGCGTAGCGCAGATTTTCTAAGCCGTGTTGAGGAATTAAAGAAGCAGGGTTGGGAAGAGACACCCGAAAACATAAAAAATGAATTCGGTCTCACCACCACTCAGTATCGTACTGAGAAAGCATTGGCAAAGGATGAAAGAAGAATGCTCGATGTTGCCAGAGCAAAGTCTTTGAAAGAGGATGGTCTTGGTGCAACCGAGATTGGTAGAAAAATGGGTATTCCCGAATCTACCGTTCGTTCTTTGCTTGATGAAAGATCAGAGTCTCGTATGTACCAGGCTAAGAAAACGGCAGACTACATAAGAGAACAAATTGAGAAAAAGGGAATGATCGACGTCGGTGTTGGCGTTGAACGTGAACTTAATATTTCAAAAGAGAAGCTGAACGAAGCACTCTATATTCTTGAGCGTGAAGGTTATCCCATTTATAAAGGCGGTATTCCCCAGGCAACCAATCCTGGTCAGCAAACCAACCAAAGGGTTATTTGCCCTAAAGGAACCGAGCATAAAGAAATATATGAGTTTGATAAGGTTCATTCTCTTAAGGAGTATATTTCTAGAGATGGTGGCGAAACGTTCGAAAAGAAATTCCACTATCCCGAAAGCATGGATTCCAAGCGTCTGAAAATCCGATATAACGAAGAAGGCGGACTTGAAAAAGACGGAATTATCGAATTAAGAAGAGGGGTCGAAGATTTGTCTTTGGGCGAGTCTCGATATTCTCAGGTTCGTATTCTTGTTGACGGAACCCATTATCTTAAAGGTATGGCCGTATATTCCGATGATATGCCGGATGGCGTTGACGTCATATTTAACACTAACAAAAAGCAAGGCACTCCGGCCCAGGATGTTCTTAAGAAAATAAAAGCCGATCCTGATAACCCGTTTGGCTCCGCAATCAAAGATGCCGAGAAAGGTGGCCAATATTGGTATACCGATAAAAATGGCGAAAGAAAGCTTGGCCTTATAAATAAGAGAGCCGACGAAGGAGACTGGGATGACTGGAAAGATGCCCTGCCTTCGCAGTTCTTGGGTAAGCAATCGCTTAGTATGGCTAAGAAACAGCTTAATTTAGCTAAGACCGATAAAATGGCAGAATTCGACGAAATATGCGAACTCACCAACCCGACCATAAAAAAGCATTTATTGCAGAAGTTTGCGGATGAGTGTGATTCGGCAGCTGTACATTTGCAGGCAGCCGCATTGCCTGGTCAGAAGTATCATGTAATTATACCCGTAAATTCGTTAAAAGACACCGAAGTATATGCACCCAACTATGAGAATGGAACTAAGCTTGCTCTTATTCGATATCCTCATGGCGGTACATTCGAAATTCCGATATTGACTGTTAATAATAAACATGCAGCAGCGCAGAATCTTCTTGGTAAGGATATAGTTGACGCCGTTGCTATTAATAGTAAAGTTGCGGAAAGATTGTCTGGTGCGGATTTTGATGGTGACACAGTTATGTGTATTCCCACTCATGATAGAGGCGGTAAAGTAAAAATAGCTTCTACTCCTCCGCTTAAAGGTCTTGAGGGATTCGATCCTAAATTGGAATATGGTTATGACACAATGACCAAAGATTCCGATGGCGTTGAGCATTATTATAGAAACGGCCGTGAATTTAGGAAAATGAAAAATACGGGAACCGAGATGGGTAAGATTTCAAATCTTATTACTGATATGACTCTTGCTGGAGCTAGTGATGCTGAAAAAGCAGCTGCGGTTCGTCATAGCATGGTAGTTATCGATGCCGAAAAGCATAAGCTCGATTATAAGCAAAGTGAACTCGATAATAATATAGCAACACTTCGAGAAAAATATCAGGCGCATGTCGATAAAAATGGAAATGTTCGTTATGGAGGCGCGTCCACGATACTTTCTAGAAGTAAGGGCGAAACGTCTGTTGTAAAAAGACAGGGTACACCAAAAATAAATATTAAGGGTAAAGAATGGTATGATCCCACTAAACCCGAAGGTTCCCTTATTTATAAGACAGCAGATGATGCTACGTATGAAATTACTCGTACAAATAAGCGTACTGGCGAGGTCACTAAAGTTGCTAAGACCAGAATGCAGAAGAGCACTCGCATGGCAGAGACTGATGATGCAAACACTCTTGTATCTGAAGCAAGGCATCCTATGGAATTGGTATATTCCGATTATGCAAATAGCATGAAAGCTCTTGCAAATAAGGCTCGTATGGAAATGGTCAACACTGGAAAAATAGCATATTCTTCGTCAGCCAAGGCCGCATATCAGGGTGAAGTAAAATCCCTCATGGATAAGCTAAATACCGCCCAGTTAAATACTACTAGGGAGAGAGCAGCCCAGAGAATGGCAAATGCTGAGGTGAATGCAAAAAAAATAGCTGATCCAACCATGAAGCCTGGCGATATTAAGAAGGCCAGCCAGCAAGCCCTAACAAAATATAGACAAGAAGTCGGCTCTATTTCTAGGTCCAAAAGAAATATAATTATAACCGACAAAGAATGGGAAGCTATTCAGGCCGGCGCAATCAGCGAAAATATACTTAAAAATATACTTAACAATGCAGATACAGATAGCCTTAGACAAAGAGCAACACCAAGAGCAACAAATATAATCAATAATTCTAAAATAGCTAGAATTAAAGCATATTCAGCATCTAACTATACCAATGCCGAAATTGCAGCTAAATTGGGAATATCTCCGTCCGCTGTATCTAAAATATTGAAAGGAGTGAATTAACAATGCAAAATGAATGTATGTTAACTACAATTGACAATCCTTTTGATCCATTTGAACAATTCACTTCTTGGTTTATGTTCGATGTTGAGAAAGGTTACAATTCTTGTTCGTATTTAGCGAGAATTGCTCATATTTCTGATGATATGACTCAGGTAGAAAAAGACAAAGAAATTGAACGAGCCATTGATGAAATTATAGAGCATGACTTCAGACATATTTACAAGATGGTCAGAAGAACGTAAAAAATAAAAAATACATAGCACACTAAGGTGATCAAAGCATGGGGAGGGGGTCACGAAAATAACACCCCCCACCCAGATCGCCCCGGTCCTAAATTTTTCTCCGGGGGTATATTTTTGAAAAGCATTTTAGAGAGGAGGGGTTTATATGGATGAACTTTATCACTATGGCATAAAAGGTATGAAGTGGGGTCGTAGAAAACAGAGGGTTGCTGAGGACAATAATAAGAAGTCAAAGAAGAGTAAGTCTTTAGGCGATATGTCAGTAGACAGTTGTCAAAAATACAGGAACAGTAAGAAGGTAAAGCGTGTTGTTGGCGGAGTAATGGTGGGCATCGGGGCCATTGGCGTGGGGGTAGCCTATGTTAAAACTCTAACAGTCCTTAACGACTTTTTCGATGGCACGAGAAGACTTGCAAGAGACGTTAAGGAGGTAGCCGAAATACTGTTAGGTTATTAATCTTTAATGACGAAAATGCCCATACAGTCTTTAGGCGGGCCCATAAAACCTCATGGCGTTTAAGAGATGGTTTTACGTTTCTTTTCTCCTTTCTGTAAATATAGACGTCATTAGACTTTATGGGTCTTTTTAAAGACTGTATGAAACATGATTAAAACTATCTAACGCAAAGAAAAATCTTAATGAAAAGTCACAGACAACCATATGAGAGGAGGCGGTAAGAGTGGCGAAAGTTAAGTCGACGAGCTCACCGAGTTCCTCGCAGAAGAGGAGACCCGCTTTAACACCGGAAGCTAGAGAGAATCAGTTGATATCCTTGGCCGTCGATCTTGCCGAGAAGCAATTGCAAGAGGGAACTGCGTCTTCTCAGGTTATAACGCATTATTTAAAGTTGGGTTCTACCAAAGAAAGAATTGAAAAAGAGATTCTTGAGAAGCAGAAGGAACTAATCACAGCGAAGACAGAAGCTCTACAGTCAGCTAAGAGAGTTGAGGAACTTTACAGCGACGCTATCAAAGCAATGCGTAAGTATTCGGGTCACGGAGATGGCGAAGATGATTAGAACATATTCTGAGCTAATTACCTTCCCGACTTTCGAAGAACGGTACGAGTATTTGAGACTCGATGGCAGAGTCGGCGAAGAAACATTTGGATTCGACCGATATTTGAACCAAGCATTCTACAAGAATGATCCCGAATGGAAAGCGTCCAGAAGGGCGGCTATCATCCGAGACAACGGATGTGATCTAGGAATGGAGGACCGAGTGATCGACGGCATTATTATCGTTCATCACATGAATCCGATTACAATGGATGATCTGGTCAGAAGAACAAAGTATTTGCTAGACCCCGAGTATCTCATATGCACGATTAAAAACACACACGACGCCATACATTATGGAGATAAAAGTTTACTTATCACAGCGCCAATTGAGCGGCGCAAAAACGACACTTGTCCGTGGAGGAGGTAAAAGTGGAATCAATTTTAACATCTATTAAGAAATTACTCGGTATGGGGAAAGAGTACACTGCCTTCGATACCGACATAATCATGTACATAAACAGTGCATTAATGTCTTTGAGACAGCTCGGTATAGGACCTGCCGAGGGGTTCCGCATAAAGAGCGATCTCGACACCTGGGCAAGATTCCTGGGCGAAAGAGAAGACATAGAAGCAGTCAAGACATATGTTTACATCAAAGTTCGATTGGTTTTTGACCCGCCTCAGAGTTCCGCAGCCATAGCTGCCCTCAAAGAGGAATTAAAAGAGCAAGAGTTTAGGCTCGGTATTGAAGTAGATGAGTAAGCCAATCACAAAAATTCAAAATGGAATAGGAGGGATAAATAATGGCGCATACAACGGATCACCCCATCGTGGATGATGAAAAACTATTCAGTATAAACACGGCCGATAGATCTATACATCACGAATCGGAAGGAAAACTACTCCTTGTGCAAGGTGACCATAACAGCGAACGCTTTAGTTTCGAAATACCGCTTATTATAGAGGGTCACAATGTAATGGATTGTACCAATGTGGAAGTACACTTTATAAACATTGACGGCGATAACAACGATCGAAGCTCCGGCGTATATGAAGTTGACGACTTGACAATAAAAGAAGACGATGCTAATTCGGCGACATTCAGCTGGTTAATTTCCCATGCCGCTACTGAACTTGTAGGAACACTAAACTTTGCAATACGTTTCTTATGTAAGAACGAAACAAGGATTGAGTACTCTTGGAACACATTACCGTACAGCGGGGTTATTGTATCGACTGGTATTGATAGTTCGGAGAGCTTAATCGCCGATTATACGGATATTATAGCTAGTTGGTACGAAGAAATCCTGACCGCAAGTGACTCTGTGAAGAACTCTGCAATTCAAGAAATTCAGGAAACTGGAAACTCCGCAATTCAAGAAATTCAGGAAACCAGTAACACAGCAATTCAAGAAATTCAGGAAACCAGTAACACCGCTAAGTCAAGTGCGCTTTCCGAAATCAGTGCCGAAGTTGCTACTTTCACAGAAGCGACGGTCCCTCATATGGAGAACGTTCTCAAGCAAAACTTACTTGATTTCGGTGGTAACCATACAAAAAAACTATACACAATCGACGGGAATGAGATGCGAGTGTTTGTCGGAAGCGAAGAGGAATACCAGGCTTTATCCGAAGACGAGAAAGCCAACCTTTTTGCCATTATAACCGACGACCCCTCGATGGATATCCTTAATGAGTTGAAATCACGGAAAGTTCAAATCCCCCGCTTCCTTACTTATGTCAAAATGAGCTATAAGCGCGAGCTCCTTGAAATAAATACGTGTTTCAGCTATGTCACCGACACTAATATGACGGGTGGCACCCAGGATAATATCGTCCTCGACAGCGTGACCGGAGCCGATGCCTATTATGCTATTCTCAACAGTATGTGCGAGATCATGCCGATTGGTACACCAATCCCGGCTAGTGGATGGATGATAGTCCGAGCCGATGACGGAGTGGCTGGTCCCGGTACTGGTATAGATGGTGCAAACAACATAATATATGTGCAGACCGCCGAGAGTACTTCTTCGGAAAACCCCGTTAAAAGTTTGGTTATTTGGTTTCTCAGACCAACCCAAGACGGATTCACCTCGGTGTCCATAAGCAGCGATGTCGAGGACGACGACATTAGTTTCGATGTCGTTTCCATTCCGCTCACGAGGGAGGTATAACATGGCATACATAAATGGTAATAAAATTTTATTTTCCACGAGCCTATCTCGCCCGATCTACAACCTTGATATTAATGGAGTTATCAGAGAATACAGAGTGAGTGTCGGAGCCAGTGTATCGGCCGGAGATTTTGTAGAGTTCGTCATGAGGTATAATTCCACGGAGTTTATCAACACTTCGATTCAATCTGTCTCGGCCGCCAAGCTTGATGAGAATAGAGTCCTTGTGGCATATGGAGACTTAGGCCAACCTTACGCTTATGCGACGGTTTTGGTATTAACCTTTGATGAAGAAAACATAATCGTCGGAACACCAACACGTCTAGACGGGACAAACACCAATACAGGTAAAATGAGCATAGCCATAATATCAAAAGACTTGGCGGTTGTCGCCTTTACCCTTCCAAACATATCAGCTTCTAATGCTGGATATTCCGCAACTGGTTGCTTAATCAGTGTAGATGGAGATAACGTCGAACTTTTAGACAAACAACGGCTTGCATATAATCCCGACCAGTCGATAAGCGGTCTGTATGCTGAAGCCATAAGCGTTACGGCCCTTTCTAGTGATCATATCCTGTTTGCTTTTTGTGGACGTTCACAACAAAACGATGGGGTATTAAGTCATTACAAGGTCGAAAACTCAAAATTAGTAAATGTGACAATTTGTAAGTATTCAAATTATGCATACCCAAAAACGGTTCATATTGAAAAAATATCAAGTGGTCAGGCGCTCCTAATTTACGGCGAAAGCGAAACAAGCGGTTCATCTTATGCTCGACATATAAGAGCCAGAGTTGTTACCGTTACCGACTCGACTTTGAACCTAGGAACGGTTCGTAGCGTAGTAGATGGAGGCAGAGGAGCGGAATTTTCTGCAAATTACATGTCAATATGTCAATTAGATTCGAATAGATTTCTATATTCGTTATCGTGGCTAGGGGGTAGCTCTTCCGGTTTTTGGCTTCACGTTATTAAGGTAAATGGATCTACAATTAGCTATAGTCAGTTCACCGGTCTTAAATATTATGCCGATCAATACCAGTCCGTAGTAAAACTTAGCGAAAATCGTGCTATGCTCGTGTACAAAGGTTATGGCATTCTTAGCTCGGACAGTTCAGAACTTAAAGGAATTGCACAAGTCTTGGATATCGACGATACGAAAATCACATCGCGAGGTGCTGAATATTTCAGTGGCAGTTCTATGCGGTACCCGGGTGCGGTTGCACTATCCGAAAACTCAGTAGCGATAATTTACTATGATGGCGGTAAGTCAATGTGTAAAATCGCGAATGTCAGCGGGGATGGAACCGTAACCGTGAATGAAGAGGCGGCCGATCAAGGAACCTTTGTACAAAAAGCCACAACCAACGGAACCGCGGCCGTAGCAAAGACCTCTGGATCGGAAGGTGAAATGATTCAGGTATATTCGGCGGTGTAACCAAATAGGCAAGAAAGGAGCAAACCATGCATGAAAAGAGATATTTAACCCATGCGGGCATCAAAGGCATGAAGTGGGGAGTAAGACGCTATCAGAACAAAGATGGTAGTTTGACCCCTGCTGGAAAACTGAGATACGATCGTGATGTTCGAGAGAACAACGCAAAGAAGAAAGATAATCGTATTAATATTGACGGGCCGGACCCCAAAAGATGGGTAAAAGAAGATACTACCAGAGCAAAGGGCGTTGTCGATAGCTCCCAGAACATGGTTAGAGAACTCAAAAATATTGACAACAATACCAGATCTAAGCCCAAGGTACAGCCTATGGATTTGAGTAATATGTCCGACAAAGAGATGCGGGATCAAATTAATCGTGCCATGCTGGAGAAACAGTATAACGATATGTTTGCCCCGAGGAAGACATCTAGAGGCAGAGAGTATGTAACCAAGACGCTTGAAACGGCCGGAACCGTATTGGCGATTGGAAGTTCGGCCCTCGGTATCGCTCTTTCCATTAAGGAGTTGAGAGGTTAAACATGGCTTTATCGAACACGGCCACTCCCCGCTACTACGGCCAGTTTCGAGATGCCGTAATGCGAGGAGAAATACCCATATGTAAAGAGATTGAGATGGAGATGCATCGTATTGACGATCTCATAGCTAACCCCGGCATTTGGTATGATGACCAAGCAGTCGAGGGTTTTGTTAGTTATTGCGAGGATGAACTCACATTGACCGACGGCGAAGATCTCCATCTCCTTGACTCTTTCAAACTATGGGCCGAACAAATTTTTGGTTGGTATTACTTCGTCGAGAGAAGTGTCTACGAACCATATCCCGATGGACGTGGCGGGCGTTATGTTAAAAAGTCGATTAAGAAACGACTGGTTAACAAGCAGTATCTCATAGTAGCTAGAGGTGCGGCTAAGTCAATGTATGCCTCGTGTATCCAGAACTACTTCCTAAATGCCGATACCTCAACAACTCACCAGATAACCACAGCTCCGACAATGAAGCAAGCCGAAGAGGTAATGTCACCGATTCGAACCGCTATCACTAGATCGAGAGGACCACTGTATAAGTTTCTTACAGAAGGCTCTATCCAGAACACGACCGGCTCTAAGGCTAATCGTGTGAAACTGGCATCTACTAAGAAGGGCGTTGAGAATTTCCTGACCGGATCTCTTCTGGAGATAAGACCCATGAGCATCGACAAGTTGCAGGGTCTTAGATGTAAAGTAGCAACCGTCGACGAGTGGCTGTCCGGTGACATCCGAGAAGACGTAATCGGTGCCATTGAACAAGGTGCTTCCAAGAACGATGACTATCTGATAGTAGCCATCAGTTCGGAAGGTACTGTCCGTAACGGAAGCGGCGATACAATCAAAATGGAGTTGCTGGACATCCTTAAGGGTGAGTACATCAACCCTCATGTGTCTATCTGGTATTACAAACTCGACTCGATTGATGAAGTTAGAGATCCACGAAGATGGGTAAAGGCCAATCCCAATCTCGGTAAGACGGTTACCTATGAAACCTACCAGCTGGATGTAGAAAGAGCAGAGAATGCTCCTTCTACAAGGAACGATATTTTGGCCAAGCGTTTCGGTATCCCTATGGAGGGCTTTACATATTTCTTCTCTTACGAAGAAACCCTCCCGCATAGAAAGCGAGACTATTGGCAGATGCCTTGTGCGCTGGGAGCTGACCTTTCACAGGGTGATGACTTCTGCGCATTCACGTTCTTGTTCCCATTATCGAATGGCGCATTCGGGATAAAGACCCGAAACTACATAACTTCCAGAACGCTTATGAAATTACCGCATGCCATGCGTGTTAAGTATGAGCAGTTCATAAAAGAAGGCAGCTTGATGGTAATGGATGGCACTGTACTGAAGCCTCTTGAAGTATATGAGGATCTCGACAACTACATAATTGAGTCTAATTATGATGTCCGATGTTTCGGTTATGACCCGTACAACGCGAAGGAATTCGTTGAGCGATGGGTTGCTGAAAACGGGCCTTTTGGCGTTGAGAAAGTAATTCAGGGATCTAAAACCGAATCTGTACCGTTGGGTGAACTGAAGAAATTTGCAGAAGATCGAATGCTTCTGTTTGACGAAGAGCTTATGGTATTTGCGATGGGCAATGCTATAACACTCGAAGATACCAACGGTAACAGAAAGCTATACAAGAAACGATATGAGCAGAAGATTGACGCTGTGGCAGCAATGCTCGACGCGTATGTTGCTTACAAAGCCAATGCTGATGCTTTTGAGTAAGGAGGTAATATGCAGAAATGTGAACATGATAATGAACTATCTCATCATGGCATTAAAGGCCAAAAATGGGGAATTCGTCGATTTCAGCAGAAAGACGGATCATTAACTCCTGCCGGAAGAAAAAGATACTCTGATAGTCCAGAGCTCCAGAAACAAAAAGAAGAGTTCAAGTCTGCAAAAGACAAACGAAAAGAATCTTCCAAACTCTATGACAAAGCTACCAGGAGATACCAGAATGTACCACTTCCCGCTCGAAGAGCGGAGATGGAAAAAGCCAGGTCGACATATCAGGTTGACGATGCAGCATACAAAACCGCCAAGTTACGATATAAGACTAATAAAGAAGTCGCTAGAATCCAGGATAAAGGCATAACGTTCGCAAAGAAGTCGAAGCATCGTCTTAGGTTGGAAGAGCAGTATAAAAAGATGGGTATGAGTGACGAACAAGCTCAAGCCGCTGCTAACAATCGAATACGAACTGAAAAGATCTTGGCGGCTTCTGCGACGCTTACAGTGGCTGCATGTGCAACCTATATTGCCGTGAAACGTCGGAAAGATCGAATCGATGGGGTCATCAAAGCGGGTGAGAAATTACAACGTGTGGAAATGCGAGACACCAACGGCAAGCTGCACGATGTATTTTACGCTTCCAAAGGTGATCACGATAACAAGCGGTATAAAAATCTGCTCGGTATGGATCGAAAGAGTCGGGCTGGTCGTGCATATCTGATGGAGCTTCGGGCGAATTCCGATATTAAAGTGGCGTCCAAAGATAAGGCAGGTAAAGTATTCGGAGATCTTTACAAGAACGATTCCGAGTTTAGGGATTCGGTACAAGAGCATGTAAAAAGTCATTTCGGCGGAAGCAATAAAATTAAGAACCTGAATGACATGAGCGACAAAAACATTAAGAAAATGTATGAGAATTTCAACTCCGCGATACCACTTATGCGTGAGGATGATGGAAATCCGAGTGCAAAATTCTTCAAGCAGTTAAAGTCTGCTGGCTACGGTGCAATTCAGGACATTAATGACATGAAATACAGTGGTTATAGCGCTAGGAACCCGCTCATAGTGTTCGACAATCAGAAGAGTAAAAACGTAATGGTTAAGTCCGTTAAAGAGTTAACTGGCGATTTGAACAAAAGTGGAACCATCGAATTGTTAAAAGCGACTGGCGAGTCGTCGGCTAAACTATTCATTGAAAAAGCCGGACCTATGTCAGCAGCTGCGATAACGTCCGCGGCGGCGGTAACATATGTATCCGATCCTAAAAATCCGACAGGACAAACACAAGGAGGCAAAAAATCAAAATGGGTTTGATTTCAAGAATTAAACACGGCTGGAATGCCTTTGTTAACAACCGAGATCCCACGTATCGATACCGGGATTTCGAAACAAGTTATTCGTATAGACCCGACAGAGTTCGATTCTCAAGGGGTAACGAAAGAACTATTATAACGTCCATCTATAACAAGATCGCCATCGATGTTTCAAACATTGACATCAGGCATGTTCGATTGGACGAGAATGATAGATTCATAGAAAACGTTACCTCCGGGTTAGATAATTGTCTAACGGTTGAGGCAAATCTCGACCAAACTGGAAGGGCATTAAAGCAAGACATTGTAATGTCGTTATTCGACGAGGGATGTATTGCAATAGTTCCTACCGATACGAAGGGTGACCCAATTCTTAGCGGTTCTTATGAGATTGAAGCTATTCGAACTGGTAGAATCGTTGATTGGAAACCCTCTAGTGTAAAGGTCAAAGTCTATAACGAGAAAACCGGCCAGAAAGAAGATATTTGGCTTCCTAAGTATATGGTCGGAATAGTAGAGAATCCTTTCTACGCAGTAATGAACGAACCGAACTCGACATTGCAGCGTCTTGTCAGAAAGCTGGCCATATTGGACGCCATCGATGAACAGAGTGGTTCTGGTAAGTTGGACTTGATAATCCAATTACCCTACATAATCAAATCAGACGCTAGGCGTGAGCAGGCCGAAAAACGGCGAAAAGACATAGAGACACAGTTGGCTGGTTCAAAGTATGGTATTGCATACACGGATGGTACGGAACGTATCACTCAGTTGAATCGTCCGATCGAGAACAATCTAATGAAACAGATTGAATACTTGACGAACACACTATATGGGCAGTTAGGTATCACTCAAAGTATATTGGATGGCACGGCGGATGAGAAGACAATGCTTAACTATAACAATCGAACAATTAAGCCGATTGTGGCTGCAATTGTCGACGAGATGAAACGAAAGTTTCTTACTAAAACTGCTCGCTCGCAGCGTCAATCCATCATGTTCTTCAGTAACCCGTTCGGACTCGTACCGGTTAATGATCTTGCCGAAATAGCGGATAAGATGACCAGAAACGAGATCATGACGTCTAACGAAATTAGACAGATTATGGGTATGAAGCCTTCCGAAGACCCTAAGGCCGACCAGCTTGTTAATAGCAATATAAGTCAGCCGGTTGAGGAAATGCCAATGGAAGAGCCGTATATGGAGGAACCACTACCCGAAGAAGCTCCAATAGAAGAGGAGCCACCGAGTCTTAGTGGTGCCGATTTAGGGAACATGACTATTTCTGAATTGAAAGCTATGAAAGGAGGGTGAGATCAAATGTATGTAATTTATAACGGGGAGCTTTTGCACTATGGAGTTCCTGGCATGAAATGGGGTAAGCGAAAGGCTTATGCCAAAATGTTAACCAGGGCTGGTAAAAGGCAAGGTCGAGCAGATTATTATCGAGATCGCGGCAACCAGGCATATAAGAAGCATGACGATAATGCGAAGGTACTCGATAAAGCTGCCGCTTCGTATGAAGCTCAAGGTAAGTATTTCAGAGCCGAGGCAGCGAGAAAATCAGCAGCAGCGCTTCGCGCCAGAGGAGCTAACATCAAAGCCACCAATGAAGCTACTGCAAATAAGTATCAATTGAAGGCGGATCATTACAATCAGAAAGCAAGCAAATTTGCGTCTAAGAAAAAACTTAGCGTTGGTAAGGATGTCGTTGATGGCATTTTCGGAAACGCTAGACAAAAATCCTACGGAAAGGAACAAAAATCCGCTGAAAGAGCGCGCGAAAACGATCTTAGAGACAAGCTCGGCGACGACAACTATCGACGTCTCAATAAATTGAGAGGTCGCGGATAACCAATCTGTAAAGAAGGAGGAGAAAATCAAAATGGAGAAGTATGATTTCAGTGGCTGGGCCACACGAAACGATCTACTCTGTGGAGATGGTCGCACAATTCGAAAGAATGCGTTTAAGGATAATGACGGCGGAACCGTACCGTTGATTTGGAATCACGATCATGGTAATCCCGACGCAGTTCTTGGACACGCATTGCTTGAGAACCGCGATGATGGTGTCTACGCATATTGTAAGTTCAATGACACTGCACAGGGAAAGAATGCCAAGAAGCTGGTTCTGCATGGCGACGTGAGATCTTTGTCTATTTGTGCTAATAAGCTCAAACAGATAGGTAAAGACGTTATTCACGGAACCATTAGAGAGCTCAGTCTCGTACTGGCTGGTGCGAATCCCGGAGCGTATATCGATTATGTAATGGCTCACGGAGAAGATGAGGAAGACACTCTTATTGTTAATTACGATGAGAATGCTATCACTATCTACCATTCGGATGAAACCGAAAACAAAGAAACTATTAAACATTCAGAAGAAAAGGAGAAAGATATGGCAGAAGTAACTACGAAGACCGAAGATACCGGCAATGAGAAGACCGTAAAAGAGGTATTTGACTCCATGACCGAGGAGCAGAAGACGGTCGTATACGCCATGATCGGCCAGGCAATCGAGGATGCGACTGGCGGAGATGACGAAGATGACGAAGATTACGAAGACGAAGGAGGAAACGAATCTATGAAACACAACATTTTTGATCGAGAAGACGTTAAGAGGGGCCGCGTTCTCACCCATTCGGATGAGGAGAACATTATCGCCCTCGCTAAGACCAGCGGTGTAGGTAGCCTTCAGCAGGCTATTTCTATGTACCTTGAGAATAACGAGCTTGCGCACGGCATCGAGGAGCTTGAGACCCTCTTCCCCGAGTTTAAGAATCTCGATCCCGGCGCACCCGACCTTCTCACCAGAGATCAGGGTTGGGTTACCACTGTAATGAACAAGGTTGCCAAGAGCCCCTTTAGCCGTGTGCGTACTCGCCAGGCAGATGCTCGTATTGCAGCTCTGAGAGCTAAGGGTTATGAGAAGGGCAAGGAGAAGTCCAAAATGGCCGACATCAAGCTCCTTGGCAGACAGACTGAGCCTCAGACTGTATACATCAAGGACGAGCTCAACCGCGACGATATTCTGGATATCACCGATTTCAGCGTGGTTGACTATGAGAAGAAGATCATGAGAATGACCATGAACGAGGAGGTTGCAACTGCTATCATGGTCGGTGACGGTCGTGAGGATGGCGATCCCGATAAGATTCATGAGGACCGCATTCGTCCTATCTGGAAGGATGAGGAACTGTACACCATCCACAGAGCTATCGACTTCGCCGCTGAGAAGGCCGAGCTTCAGGGTACCAACACCAGCGCAAACTTCAGCGATAACTATATTTATGCGGAGGCTATCGTTAAGCATCTTCTGTATGCTCGTGAGCAGTATAAGGCTTCTGGCGAGCTTGAGATGTATTGCGATCCTCACCTCGTGAACGTAATGCTGCTTGCTCGTGACCTCAACGGTCATCGTCTGTACAAGACCAGAGCAGACCTTGCTGCCGCGCTGGATGTAACCGCAATCCACACCGCTGAGCAGTTCGCTGGCCTCATCAGAACCGATAAGGATGGTAACAAGTTCAAGCTTCTCGGCCTCTTCGTGAACCTGAACAACTATCAGGTCGGCGCAACCAAGGGCGGCGAGATCACTACCTTCGATCAGTTCGATATCGACTTCAACAAGCAGAAGTTCCTTATGGAGGCTAGACTTTCCGGTGCTCTTACCGAGCCCTACTCTGCAATTGCTCTTGAGGAGAAGGTCGAAGCTGCGGGCTAATTTCAAAATGGAGTGACGATCAATGGCAAAATTTTATGGACCAATCGGCTACGCTAAAAAGGTAGAGTCGAAGCCCGGTGTATGGATCGAACAGATTACCGAGCGTAACTACTATGGTGATTTGAAACGAAACAACCGAGGACTTCAGTCTACCAATCAAGTTAACGACAATGTAACAGTGTCAAATGAGATTAGCATCGTAGCCGATCCATTTGCCTATGAGAATTTCCATTCGATGCGTTACGTTGTATTTATGGGCGTTAAATACAAGATCGAAAAGGTCGATGTTGAGCGCCCTAGATTAATTCTGACGATGGGAGGGTTATACAATGGCAAGCAGGCTTAAACTGCATGAGGAATTGTGTGAGCTCCTCGGAACTAGAAATGTGTATTTTCAATCCCCCTCTGAAGAAGAAATGCAATACCCTTGTGTCAGATACTCATTCGCTGATCCAAATCAGCAGTACGCCGACAATAAAGTGTACGTAAAGGTAAATAGATATGAGGGTATTGTAATTGATTACGATGTTGACAGTACAATTCCGGACAGTCTCCTCGAACATTTCGAAAGATGTCGTCTCGGTAAACCGTATGTTGCCGACAATCTTAATCATTTTCCGTTTACCCTATATTACTAAAAATTGAAAAGGAGATATAAACATGGCTGAAACCACCACTAAAGCACTTTCGTGGGATAACGTTGGTGAACGTTACTACGAGACTGGTGTTTCTAAGGGCGTGCTTTACCCCTACAATAGCACCGCTAAGAAGTACGATAAAGGCTATGCTTGGAACGGTCTTATTTCCGTAACGGAGAGTCCTTCCGGAGCTGAGCCCACTCCGCTTTACGCTGATGATATCAAGTATCTCAACCTCCTGTCGAACGAAGAGTTCGCAGCTACCGTTGAGGCATATACTTATCCGCCCGAGTTTGGCGCATGCAATGGCGAGGCTTCGCTCGTAGAGGGCGTTTCCATCGGTCAGCAGAAGCGTCAGATGTTCGGTATGGCGTACAGAACTGTCGTCGGTAATGATACCGAGGGTAATGACAAGGGCTATAAGATTCATCTTATCTATGGCGCTCTTGCTGCACCTTCCGAGAAGGCATATTCCTCTATCAACGATAGCCCCGAGGCTACTACGTTCTCGTGGGAGCTTTCTACTACGCCTGTATCGGTAACCGGCAACAAGCCTACTGCTTGTCTCACCATCGACTCGACGAAGCTTACTGCTGCGCAGCTTAAGGCCGTTGAGGATGCACTGTACGGTACCACCGATAAAGATCCCCACCTGCCTCTTCCCGATGAGATTAAGAAGCTTGTCGAGGATGCAGCTACTCCCGCAGCGGGCTAATTAAATAATTATATTTTCGGAGGGGGAGCCATATCCAGTTCACACTGGCGGCTCCTCTTCTTTTTAATTTGAAAGGAGAATAGAAACAATGCTTAAAAGAACAATCACTTACACCGACTTTGACGGAAACGAAAGAACCGAACCCTTTTACTTCAACCTTACCAAAGCTGAGTGCCTCGAGATGGAGATGGGCGTCACTGGGGGTATGACCCAGTTGCTTCAGAACATCATCGACGAGAAGGACCCGAAGCGTATCGTCGAGTATATGAAGGATCTTGTACTGAGATCTTACGGCGAGAAGTCTCCCGACGGTAAGTACTTCATGAAGAACGATGAAATCCGTAGCAAATTTGCTTGCCATCCGGCATATTCCATCATTTTCATGGAACTCGCCACGGATGCGAAGGCCGCATCGGATTTTGCGAAGGCAATTCTCCCTCCTGATCTCGGAAAGAACAAAGCCGTTCAGGATGCTGTTCCTTCGACTAACTAAGAAAACAACAAGGAGATATGAGAAATGCTCCAGATTACTGTACCTGCTATCGAACTATGGGATGACGAAAAAGAAGTATTCGTCTATAAGAAAGAGCAGACTTTGCAGTTGGAGCACTCTCTGCTCTCTCTTTCAAAATGGGAATCCAAATGGTGTAAACCCTTCCTGACGAAGAAGGACAAAACCAATGAGGAAATCCTAGATTATATAAAATGTATGACCCTCACGCAAAATGTGAGTCCGGAAACATATGCATGCCTATCCGAAGATAATATTCGACAGATTCGCGAGTACATAGAAGCGCCGATGACGGCGACTACATTCTCAAAAGATGAAAACGAGAAAGTCAGTCGTGAAATCGTGACATCGGAGATTATCTACCATTGGATGGTGGCGCATAATATTCCATTTGAGTGTCAGAAATGGCATATTAGCCGACTTCTTACTCTGATTAGAGTTTGCAACATTAAGAATAAACCTCCTAAGAAGAGGTCTGGAAGAGAGCTTGCGAGTCACTACGCAGCGTTAAATGCGGCTCGCAGAAAGAAGCACAATACAAGAGGCTGATCTCGGCCCGACAATACCAATAAGAAAGGTTGATATTCATGAGTAATAGTTCTTTGGTAAGCTACACAAAAATTAGCCCTAATAGAACTACCCCTAGAAATCACAAAATTGACACAATCAGCATTCATTGTGCAGTTGGACAATTTACAGCCAAACAAATTCTAAACCTGAGTCATTTTACCAAATACGATTCTAAAAACGGGGCTTCTTGCAACTATGCAATCGGTCATGATGGTTCTATAGGAATGGGAGTGGAAGAAAAGGATCGTTCCTGGTGCACTTCCAGCCGTTCAAACGACCATCGAGCCATAACAATAGAGGTGGCCTCCGATACTAGACAACCATACAAGGTTACTGACAAGGCATACGAGGCTTTGGTTGACCTACTTGTTGATATTTGTAAACGAAACAAAATTAAAGAGCTGAAATGGAGAGGTGATAAGTCTCTCATCGGAAAAACGGACAAGCAGAACATGACCGTACATAGATGGTTCGCCAACAAGGCTTGTCCTGGCGATTATTTGTATAATCTTCACGGTCAAATTGCGGAAGAAGTGAATTTCCGCTTAAACCCTCCGAAAGACGCCGCCTTTAAGTCTTATAAGGTCAGAGTTGATATAGCGGCCTTGAATATTCGTAAGGGACCTGGTATGAATTACGCCAAAACTGGAAAATTCACCGGCAAGGGCGTCTTTACAATCGTTAATGAGTCAGAAGGTAAGGGCTCTAAAAGCGGTTGGGGAAAATTAAAGAGTGGGTCCGGTTGGATCTCACTGGATTACACTACAAAACTTTAAGGAGATTAATTGAATGATAAGTTTCAGACACAAGGGCGATTTCTCAAAAACTCTTCGTTTTTTGGGAAACGTCAAGGACGCTATCCGTCTAGAAGATCTCGATAGGTATGGTCGAGAAGGCGTGGCAGCCCTTGCGTCTGCAACACCTGTCGAGTCCGGACTAACCGCTAATTCATGGTATTACAAGATTGAAAAAGCGCGTGGTTCGGTAACAATCTCATTTTACAATTCAAATATTCAAAATGGAGTTCCGATAGCCATAATTCTACAGTATGGACACGGGACTCGTGGTGGAGGCTGGGTACAGGGAAGAGACTATATCAACCCCGCTATTCAGCCCATTTTCGATAAGATCTTAGAAAACGCATGGAGGGAGGTTACTAAATCATGAGTACAAATATTGACCAAAGAGTTGTCGAAATGCGGTTTGACAATAAGCAATTCGAGTCAAACGTTGCTGACACCATGTCCTCGTTGGGTAAACTTAAAGATAGTTTAAACTTAACCGGAGCCACAAAAGGTCTGGAGGAAGTTAATTCTGCGGCTAAAAAAGTCGACATGAGCGGACTGGGCAGCGCCGTAGAGACGGTACAAGCTAAATTTTCGGCACTTCAGATAATGGGAGTAACCGCCCTCGCAAATTTAACTAACTCGGCAGTTAACGCCGGTAAAAGGATTGCATCTGCGCTTACCATTGATCCGGTAAAGAGCGGTTTTAATGAATATGAAACTAAGATTAATGCTATTCAGACAATCATGTCAAACACCGCCAGCAAAGGTACGACTATGGAAGACGTAACCCGTGTCATTGGTGAATTGAATACGTATGCGGATAAAACCATATACAACTTCGCAGAGATGACTCGTAACATAGGTACCTTCACCGCAGCTGGCGTTGGTTTGGAAGAATCAGCTTCTGCTATTCAGGGTATCGCCAACCTGGCGGCTGCGTCCGGTTCATCCTCCCAGCAAGCGTCCACGGCAATGTATCAGTTATCCCAGGCTATGGCCTCCGGTACAGTCAAACTTATGGACTGGAACTCGGTGGTTAATGCCGGCATGGGTGGTCAGAAGTTTCAGGATGCTTTGAAAGCGACCGCAAAAGAACATGGTATTGCGATCGATGGCATTATTAAAAAGAATGGTTCGTTCAGAGAATCGTTGCAAGAAGGATGGTTGTCCACTGATATTCTGAATGAGACGCTTCAGAAATTTACGGTAGAAGGCGCTAAAGAATACGCCAAGAGCATGGTTGACTCTGGAAAATATACGCAGGAACAAGCAGATGCTTTGATTAAAGAAGCTCAGGCTATGGAAGATGCGGCGACCAAGGTTAAAACCTTTACTCAGTTATGGGATACGCTTAAAGAATCAGCCCAGTCAGGTTGGTCACAGACTTGGGAGATCATCGTGGGTGACTTTGAAGAAGCTAAAGAAACGCTTACTAAATTTTCAGAAGTTATCGGCGACATTATAAATGCATCCGCCGAAGCTCGTAACAAATTGTTACAGGGCTGGAAAGATGCTGGCGGTAGAGCCGATTTGGTCGATTCGTTATTCAATGTATTCGAGGGAATAAGAAGCGTAGTGGTACCTATCAAGGATGCGTTTAGAGAGATATTTCCTCCCGTGACCGTCGAGCAACTTGTCAATCTAACAAACGGATTGAAAGAGTTTACTTCAAAACTGAAATTAAGTGATACTGCTTCCGAAAACCTTAAGCGAACGTTTAAAGGTTTATTCGCGGTTCTTGATATTGTAAAACAGTTCTTTGTCGCAGCGTGGGATGCTATATCTCCATTACTTGGAGGAATCGATAATCTCGGAGGCGGCATTCTTGGCGTAACAGCCAAAATGGGCGACTGGTTAGTTAACCTGAGCAACACCATTCGGGAGTCCAAGATATTTAGCGAAGTTCTCGGTGGTCTG